TAATTAAAGAAGACGTAAAGGCTATTGAAACAAAGGTTGATATTTTACTCGATCGTGAGTTTAAGAGAAATGCTAATTAGCGTTATTATTTAAAGATATATTTTTATAAATATATTATATAAAGTAGAGATTTAGGATTTATTTCTGCTTTAAACACCACACACATAAAATATATGACGCCTTACGAAACCTTTAAAGCTTTTGCTCAATTACAGTCTATAGCTTGGACTTTGCCGATGCTGGCCCTATGTATCATTGTTGTCTTTAAAGCTTTTAAGCCTGCAAAGAATGCTAATAAGAAGGGTGCCAGCAATTCTTCAGAAAAAATGAGATGGTTTCTTACCGGAATTTTTATTGGGTTCCTTGGAAATATTCTTGATAATACATACTGGGCTTTTTATTGGGGAGCTGGTTATTTACAAATGCAAGAACCTGTTGATGCATTAATTAGTTTTGGTGTTTTTCCTAACCTTGTTTTTAGACAAGGGATGACATTGTTAGCTGCGTATTGCCATATAAAAGCTTTTATACCTGCAGAAAATAAATTATTAGCTAAGAAGGTTCATAAGATATTTATTGCTACTATTATTTTGGGGCAAGGGTATATTCTATTACTGATCGCTTTAAAATACGGTTTGTTCTTAAACGCCAAATAAGTTTATTTCTTCTTGATCGGATTTAAACTTTCCTTTATCTCCGGCAGAAAAGTAAATATCATTGCCTTCTTTTTTATAGATCATGATATAATCTATGTCTCCACATCCGAGTTTTTTAAATAATTCCCGAGCGCCTTTGTTAATGTATACTATTTCATTATTCATACAATTTATATATAATAAGTTTATATAAATAATAGTATGGCTAGACCAGAAACAAGAGACCAATTAGCAGAATATTGTTTAAGAGCTTTAGGCGCTCCTGTCATTGAAATTAACCTTGATGAAGATCAAATCGATGATCGCATTGATGAAGCTATTCAATTTTATCAGGAGTACCATTCAGATGCAGTAGTAAGAACCTTTGTTAAACATGAGATAACGCAAGATACTATTGATAATAGGGAAATTCAATTACCAGATTCAATATTAAGCGTAACTCGAATCAGAGGTTTAAATTCATCAAGTCTTGGTGGAATGTTTAGTGTTAAATATCAAATGCACCTTAATGATGTTGCTGGATTGAATGGATCAAACGGCGGAGGATTAGTAAACTATGAAATGACTAAACAAAACCTTTCATTAATTGATGATATTATAAATGGTCATTCTCAACAGGTTTCATATAGTCGCCACAAAAATACAATTAAAATACATAGCGATATTACAGGTTATGCCGGCGTTGGAAATTTTATTCTTGTTGAATGTTACCAAACAATAGATCCAAATTCATATCCTGAAGTATATAATGATATGGCTTTAAAAGAATTATTAACACTACTTCTTAAAAAACAATGGGGTGCAAATCTAATTAAATTTGAAGGAATGCAACTACCGGGCGGCGTAACAATAAACGGGAGGCCAATTTATGATGACGCTGTAACAGATTTAAAAGAACTTAAAGAAAGATGGCAATTACAATATGAAGCACCCGTTGATTTTTATTGTGGTTAAAATATAATACCAATGGCTTTAAATAAATATTTTCAAAACGGCGCTAAGTCTGAACAAAACTTATATGAGTCTCTTGTTATAGAGTCCATACAGATTCATGGCATTGACGTTTATTATATTCCTCGTAAGATTATTAAGAGGGACTTTGTTTTAAATGAAGACGTGGTTTCAACCTTTGATAAAGCATTCAAAGTTGAAATGTATGTTGAGGAAATGGAGGGCTTTGAAGGAGATTCTAAAATTTATGAAAAGTTTGGTTTAGAAGTTAGAGATGAAATGACGTTACGCGTCGCTAAGTATCGATGGAACCAACTTATTCAGCGTCACGGTTATGCTGATGATGCAGTGCGTCCAAGAGAGGGCGATTTAATTTATGTGCCTCTTTATAAATCTATTTTTGAAATTCGTTATTCTGATTCTAAAAAACCATTTTATCAATTACAAGACTTACCATTATTTACTCTTACATGCGAGAAGTTTGAATATGAAGGACAAGAAATTGATACAGGCATTGACGATATTGATGACATACAAGAAAAACTTTCTCAAGGATTTACTTTTGTTATTGATTCCAAAACAGAACCAAATTTTATTGATGGAGAAACATTAACATTTACTACACCCGGCGGTATAACTGGTAATACAGAGTTCTTTGAATATAATATAGTTCCAGATAGTGACCCAATTGTTGAAGAAATGAGAGTTGGCACTTTAACGTTTGATGACGGATATTTCCATAATATTGAGGCTAACACATCATTCTTAGGTACTGAAAGCGGGGGCTCTTTAATTATAAGTGAACTAAGAAGCCTTGACGATTCCGACTCTGATATATTTAATTCAGATCATTGGGCAGGTAATGCAACGTTTGCTGATGCGGCTAACGGTTTAGAATTTATTGACTTTTCAGAGAGCAATCCATTCGGTGAACCATTTAATTTCCAATAAATAAAAAACTATGCTAGGACACGATTATTTTTACCATGCCAATGTTCGAAAGATCATTAGTGTGTTTGGCTCATTATTTAATGATATCTATATTGGTAAGCGAGTTGATGGCGCGTTAACAAGCGTTCAGCGAGTTCCTTTAGCCTATGCGCCAAGAGAAAGATATTTGGCAAGAATAAATGAATCTACCCTTGATGAATCTATTGCTATTAAATTACCAAGAATGTCATTTGAGATTGCTGATATTACATATGACGCTGCTACTAAGTTAACAAAATTTAATCAAACAATACAAAAGGACGCTGATGGAAATTGCTTTAATGTATTTCAAGCAGTACCTTATAACATGACAATTGATTTAAATGTTTTATCTAGATCTCAAGACGAAGCTCTTCAAATCGTTGAACAAATTTTACCATTCTTTAGCCCTTCATATACGCTTTCAGTAAAAGGTTTAGAAGGTCCTGAGAGTATAACAGATATTCCAATAAGCCTAAACTCCCTTGATCATGAAGATTCGTATCAAGGTGGTATTAAAGATTCACGAAGAACTATTATATATACATTGAGCTTTGGCGTTAAGGTTAAGTTTGCAGGGCCTTTAATACCATGTAATAACGGCGGTTTAATTAAAGCTATTGATGTAAGTATTATGGAAGAAGAAGGCAAAGATGCCTTTGGCGGCGTTGAAGTTAAAACGGCACTGAGAGCGCAAACCGAAGATGATTTTGATTGTGTTGTTAACTTAGGAATCATTGATCCTGATAGAGATATTTGGCCAGATGATTAAGGCAATTTTTAAATAAATTATATTATGAGTAAAGATAAAAACGAAATTTTAAAATCACTTGAGAATAATATTCCAAGTGAAATGAAAAATAATATGGAACTCCGCCCTTTAAAAAAGGAGCCAACTCAAGACCGCCTTATATCAGATGCTGAAGAGGATTTTGAAATAGCTCGTAAACAAATTAAAAGTTTAATTGATACTAGTGGAGAAGCTATTGAGCAGATGCATAACTTAGCAGCTGACGCAGAACATCCTCGTGCTTTTGAAGTTCTTGGTGCTTTAATAAAGCAAACCGCAGAAATGAATGGGCAGCTTTTAGATTTACAAAAACAACGAAAGGCTTTAATTAAAGACGAAAATAAAGCAGCGTCCACCACTACAAATAACAGTATTTTTGTTGGCACTACAACAGAGTTACAAAATTTATTAAAAGGTGATGATAACGCTGACAATATAATCGAAGTTGATTAAAGATGAAAAATAATTCTTATAATGGTAATACCTTTATTAAAGCGGATGGAGTACAACAAAGCTTTACTAAAGAAGAAGTAATTGAATATAAGAAATGTATGAATAATATTTCATACTTCTGCGAAAAATATGTTAAGGTAATTAGTTTAGATAAAGGATTAGTTCCATTTAAATTAAGAGGGTACCAAGAAGATCTTGTAAACCATTATAAAGATAATCGTTTTAGTATTGTTTTAGCTTGCCGTCAAAGTGGTAAAAGTATCACGTCAATAGCATGGCTACTTCATTACTTAGTATTTAATTCAAATAAGAAGATCGGTATTCTTGCCAATAAAGGAGCAACTGCAAGAGAAATGCTTGCGAGGCTAACTCTAATGTTAGAGAATTTACCATTCTTTTTACAGCCTGGCTGTAAAGTTTTAAATAAAGGTAATATTATTTTCAGTCATAACTCTGAGATTATTGCCGGAGCTACTAGTTCTAGTAGTATTCGTGGTTTGAGTTTGAATGTTGTATTCCTTGATGAGTTTGCTTTCGTTCAAAGGTCGGAAGAGTTTTACACTAGTACATATCCAGTTATTACTTCTGGTGAAGACACTAAGGTAATTATTACAAGCACTCCAAATGGACTTGGTAATATGTTTTATAAACTATGGGAAGGCGCTGTCCAAAAAGCTAATAACTTTGCGCCATACACAGTTAGTTGGTGGGATGTTCCAGGCAGAGATGAAGCTTGGAAAAAAGAAACTATTGCTAATACATCTGCCGTTCAATTTAAACAAGAATTTGAAATTGAGTTTATTGGTAGCTCTCATACTTTAATTGATACAAATGTTCTTTTAGGAATGAATTCACGAAATCCTGAAAAAATTCAACATGATATTAATTATTATGAAGAGCCAAATCTTAGTCATACTTATGTTTTAACTGCAGATGTTTCAAAGGGAAGAGGACAAGACTATAGTACTTTTTCTGTCATTGATATAACAAACCAACCATTTAAACAAGTTTGTACATATAGAAATAATACAATTTCCCCGCTATTATTCCCAGATGTTATTATTAGAGCAGCAAAAACATATAACGATGCGCTTGTAATTATAGAGAATAATGATGCAGGACAAGTAGTATGTAATGCTGTTTATTATGAACATGAGTATGAAAATACTTTTACAACAAGCACAGTAAAATCAAATGGTATTGGCGTAACAATGTCTGCAAAAGTTAAACGAATGGGCTGTTCTAACTTAAAAGATTTGTTAGAAGGCGGTAAATTATTATTGGTTGATCCCAATACAATAGCAGAATTTAGTTCGTTTGAGCCAAAGGGTAACTCATATTCGGGTGCAAGTGGAACACACGATGATTCTGTAATGAACTTTGTTTTATTTGCATGGTTTGTTAGTACTGACTTTTTCAGATCATTAACTGATATAGAAATTAAAGATCTTCTATATAAAGAAAGGATTCTGGAAATGGAAGAGGATCTACCTCCATTTGGTTATATGCATGGATCTAAAGATAATAGAAACGATGAGCATAGTAACTTAGTAGATAATATTAAAGATTGGAAATCGGCCTTTTAAGGGCCGTTATAAAATAAATATTGTTATTGAGAATATTCTTATTATGCTAATTATAAATTGTAAAACAAAATACACTGAAAGGAAAAACTTATGGGATTTTTAGTATCACCTGGAGTTGAGATCAAAGAAACTGATCTCACAGATATAGTGCCAGCACAATCCACCTCTATTGGTGGATATGCAGGGTACTTTCGTTGGGGACCGTCGGGACGTTTAGTCACGGTAGGCTCAGAAACAGACCTCGCTAAGGTTTTTGGAACACCAGAAATCAAGGGAGAAATCGAAGTTAGCTTCTTAACTGCTGCTAGCTTTTTAAAATATGGCAATTCATTAAAAGTAGCGCGGGCCGTTAATGGCTCTTATAACGCGACATCAGGAGGCGCAGGTATGGATACTATTCCAGCACCAGCCGGCTTCACTGGCGATTATGACCCAGGCGTAATTAATGGACAAGACGACTTAGATAGATTATCATCTGAATTACTTGGGATTGATTCGAATATCGTTGCACGATATGCGGGTTCTTTAGGTAACTCACTGCGTGTTTATTTTATAACAGAAGACAATTGGGACACAGTAGATAGTACCATTAAAGCTCAATTAGGATATAAACCAACCAACACTGTTTGGGCGGAAAATCTTTTAGGCGATACAACTGCAAAAGATGAAATTCACGTATTGGTTGTAGACCAAGGTGGTGCATTTTCTGGAGATCAAGGTAGCATTCTTGAAATTTACCAAGGTTTATCAATGGCAGCAAATGCAAAAGATGAGTTTGGTGAGTCTAACTATTGGGTTTCTAAATTAAATGGAGGAAGTTCATATGTTTGGGCCGTTCGTCCTACTGAAGAGCCTATTCTTGTTCAAGGAGCGCTTATAGATTTTTATGCTGGAATTAATAGTATTTTACAAGAGGTTACAGAGACCACCGGCACAGTGACAGTTCCAGTGGAAGGTTTTGAAGAATATTATGTTGATCTCGCAGATGGAATGGACGACGCCGATTATACTGCAGATCCTGTAGTGGAGGCAATCGAATTATTTGGCGATTATGAAACCGTTGATGTTAACTTGATTTTTGCACAGAACTTTACAGAGCTTGCTCTTGATTACGATTATGTAACGTCAAAAACCAAAACCGTTGATGATAAACTTTTAGAAATTGCTAATACACGTAAAGACTGTATGGCATTCCTTTCTGCTCCTTTAAAGGTTAAAGAATACACAAATGATGTCGACCGATTGAATGAGGTATTATGGAAATTTGAAGGTAAATCTGGCTCCGGAGGTGTTACTTCTACAAGTTATGCAGTATTTGATAGTACTCCTGCTTATGTTTATAATCGTTATAAAGACCAATATGTTTGGATTCCTTTATGCGGTCATATTGCAGGTCTTTGCGCAAATACAGATAATGTTTCAGAGCCATGGTTCTCTCCAGCTGGATTAAACCGAGGTAATATTCAAAGTGTTATTAAACTTGCTTACAATCCTAAGCAGGCCGATCGTGATGAATTATACAAGAAAAGAGTTAACCCAGTGGTTTCTTTCCCTGGCCAAGGTATCGTTCTATATGGTGATAAGACAGCCCTAGCACGTCCTTCTGCGTTTGATCGCATTAATGTTCGTAGGTTGTTTATGACCGTTGAGAAGGCAATTGCTACATCTGCTAAATTCCAGTTATTTGAAATTAACGACGAGTTTACAAGATCAGCTTTTGTTAATGCAATCGCGCCATTCTTACGAGATGTTCAAGGTCGTCGAGGAATCGAAGACTTTAAGATAGTGTGTGACTCATCGAATAATACATCACAAGTTGTTGATGGAAACCGATTCGTTGCTGATATTTACATCAAGCCGTTACGTTCAATTAACTTTATCACGCTTAACTTTATAGCTACCAGAACAGGTGCTATTTTTGAAGAGCTGGTTTAATAAAGGATTGATAAATATTAATATAAACAGTAGAAAATAAAAAAAATGAGTAATATATCAGATTTTAAATCACAATTAACAGGGGGAGGCGCAAGGCCAAACCTATTCAAATGTAAAGTGTTTTTTCCGCCTGAGCTTTCAACAGATACGTTGACTAAGCTTGGTAGCTTTATGATCAAAGGAGCGCAACTTCCATCGAGTGTTATAGCACCCGTCGAAGTTCCTTACCTAGGTCGTAAGTTAAAGGTTGCAGGAGACCGTACATTTGAACCATGGACGATTACAGTTATTAACGACGAAAACATGCTTATAAGGGATGCCTTTGAAACATGGATGGATCTTATTAACGATAATAAAGCAAACACGTCTCAGTACAGCCAATCAGGCGAAGCGCTAAACTATATGCGCCCTGTAGAAGTTGAGCAACTTGGTCGTGATGGCGCAGGTCATGGACTCTCATCCGGACTTGGTGCTGCGATTAAGGGTTATAAATTAATCGATGCATTCCCAACAAACATCAGTGCAATTGATCTTAATTATGAAACCAACGATACGATTGAAGAGTTTACAGTAGAATTTAATTACCAATATTGGGTAAGTAATACCACTGCTGCAACATCAGATTCAAACTAATCGTTATAATTAGTTAAAACAAATTAAGTCTTAGAATTACCCTGAGTTGATCTTGGGGTAATTCTAAGCATTATATATAATATATGAATGTATTCGGATTTGACATAAGTAAAAAGCTAAAGAAAGCAAATATACTAGACGATGAAAGTGACGCAAAGGATTCTATTGAAAGTTTTGCTCCGCCTTTAAATGATGACGGCTCTGCTGTTTTTTCATCAGGGGCGGCGTCTGGTTATTATGGGCAAGTTCTCGATTTGGATAATTTAAATATTCAAAACGAAAAAGATCTAATTAAAAGTTATAGAACGGCGGCAGCTCAACCTGAGTGCGATCTCGCAATTAATGATATTGTTAATGCTGCTATTGTTGGAGATTCTAATACTGCTCCTGTAAATTTAGTTCTTGACGATGTAGATTTAACGGATGGTATTAAAAAGAAATTTAGAGATGAGTTTGATACAATTATTAAACTATTAAAATTTAATTTTAATTCACATGACGTCTTTAGGCGGTGGTATATTGATGGTAAACTATATTACCATTTAATGATTGATTCTGAAAATATTAAACAAGGTATTAAAGATGTTCGATTAATTGATCCTTTACATATTCGTAAAGTAAAAGAAGTTACTAAGAAAGTTAGTAAAAGAACCGGTGAAGAAACCACTGGTGTTACTAAAGAGTATTACCTTTATGGGCAAGATATGTCTGCAGGAAACCAGGCTTTAAAAATCGACCCAAATGTTATTGTATATGTTCCATCGGGAACAACAGACGAAACACAAAAAATTTCAACGTCATATCTTCATAAAAGTGTAAAACTAGTAAACCAATTGCGTGTAATGGAAGACGCTCTTGTTATTTACAGAATATCACGAGCTCCTGAACGCCGCATATTTTATATTGATATTGGTAACCTTCCTAAAGGTAAAGCCGAAGAATATGTTCAAGGAATTATGTCTAAGTATCGTAATAAGTTAATTTACGATGCGCGAACTGGAGAAGTTCAGGATGAAAGTAAGAGCATGAGTATGCTCGAAGATTTTTGGTTACCACGCCGTGAAGGTGGTCGAGGAACAGAGATTACTACGCTCCCAGGCGGTGAGAATCTTTCTCAAATTGATGATGTTATCTTTTTCCAAAAGAAACTATATCGTTCATTAAATGTTCCGTTAAGTAGGATTGATTCTGAAAGCACTTATAACGCTGGACGAGTTAGTGAGATTTCAAGAGAAGAAGTAAAATTCCAAAAGTTTATTAATAGACTTCGCCGTAAGTTTTCGGTATTGTTTATTAATATGCTTAGAGTACAGTGCTTGCTAAAACGCATTTGTACTGAAGAAGAATGGGATGATATTGAACAGAAAATAGCAATTGACTTTATTGAAGATAACTATTTTTCAGAGTTAAAGGACTTTGAAATCCTAAGAGAACGCATTACAATGTTAGAACAAATACAGCCATTTATTGGTAAGTATTATTCTAAGAAGTGGGTAAGATCTAATGTTCTTAACTTCACTGACGAGGATGTTGAAAGAATCGACGCTGAAATTGAAGAAGATCCTGTTGATGATGATGAGTTTTAAAATAGATGCTTAAAACAAAAAATTATATAAATAAATAATATTAAAATGAATACAAACGAATTAATAAAAAGCATAGTTTCAGGCGATACTAAGCAATCTTCTTCGATTTTAAATACTCTTTTAAAAGATAAAGTTAAAACTGAAATTGATTTACAAAGAGTAACTGCAGCAAATAACATTTTTACTGATGCTGAAGATGTTGTTGAAGCTTGTGGCAAAGAGAAAAAGAAGAAGAGTAAAGAAGAAGTAGAAGAAGGTAATGAATTTACTAAAGCTGCTGCTAAAGCAGTTATTGATGGCGAAGAGGAATTCGAATTCAACGGTAAGACTTACAAAGCAACTATTGATAAAGAAGCTGCTAAAAAAATCCTTGGTATTAAAGAAGATAATTTAGAAGAATCGACGGTAAATCTCAAATCTCTACATGGTAAGCCTTATTCGGTTTGGCATAATTTTAAATTAAGTGATTACAATAAAAAACGTGATGAAGTTTTAGCCTTTTTCCATAAACTTACTAATTCAAATAAGAAAGAGGTCTTTATAGATGGAGAAGATATTGTTATTATGCATCGTGGAAAACCACATACAATGCCAGCCTTTTCTAAGAGAAGCGGCATTACTTTTAAAAATGTTTACGATGATATTATAAAACTTTTAGATTCTGTACAACATAATTCAAGTTCGATAAATGAAGCAACAAGATTTGCATAATATGAAACTAATAACAGAACACAACGAGGAGCTAAATTACCTCACCGAAACAAAGGATGGCAAAAAGAGTCATATCATCGAAGGTATCTTTATGCAAGCCGATCAGCTTAATCATAATAAAAGGATTTACCCAAAGGCAATTCTAGAAGGTTCGGTTAAAAAATACGTTGAGAATTACGTTGCAAAAGGTCGCGCAGTTGGTGAATTAAACCATCCTGAAGGCCCTTCAATTAATTTGGATAAAGTATCTCATCGTATTACAGAGCTTAGCTGGAATGGTAACAATGTTATTGGTAAAGCAAAGATTCTTGATACTCCAATGGGAACAATCGTTAAGGGATTACTTGAAGGCGGTTGCCAACTTGGTGTTAGTTCACGAGGAATGGGCAGTGTATCAAAAAATCGCCAAGGCGTTGATGTTGTTAACGAAGACTTTATTTTAGCAACAGTTGATATTGTACAAGATCCTTCAGCTCCGAGCGCATTTGTAAATGGTATTATGGAAGGCGTTGAGTACTTCTTTGAAGGAAACCAAATCGTTACAAAAGCAGCAGAGCATATTAAAGCTGAGGCTGACAAACTTTCTTTAAATCAATTAGAAGAGCAACAGCAGCAGCTGTTCTCATCCTTTCTTAAGGATATTTCAATTGATTTATAAACAAATTTTTTATTATGGTTAATGTGAGAATTTATAGTATGGGAAATAATGAATATTAATGAGACTGAGATCGCTTATGATTTCCTCTCCAACTTAAAAGAAACTAAGAAAAACTAAATATGTCTAATAATATATTAAACGAAGAATATGATGTTTTCGACATTGTCGAAGCTGACTTAGATTCTCTTGACACGTTAGAGGAAGTTCCTAATTTGGAAATAAGTGAAGAAGCCTCTGACTCTGAGGAAACACTCGATGATTCTATTGAAGAATCTGTCGAAGAAACCGAAGAAAACGCTGAAGATATTGCAATCTATAATGAAAGCAATGAAATTAGTGAGGATGTCAATGAGATTGAAGATTATTTAGTACAACGCAGAAATGCACGAACTAAATCCGAAATGGAAATAAGTGAACAACATCCTAACAAACAAGAAACAATGGAAGAACAAGAAATTAGCGAAGAAGCGGTAGCCGTTGAGGAAACCGAAGAAATCGTTGAAGGTTCTGTTGAGCAAGCTGAAGAAGTAGTTGCTGAACAAACTGAAGAAGTTGAAACTACTGAAGAAGTAGAAGAGATCGAAGAAGCTAAGAAAGCTACTAAGAAAGAATCCGATGACGAAGAGGAAGAAGAATCTGATGAAGATTCCGACGACGAAGAAGAAATGGATTCCGACGAAGAAGACGAAGACGAAGAAGAAGAAGACGTAAAGTCCGAAAAGAAAGTTAAAAAGGAAGATGCTATTGCGGTTGAAACCGACGATATTAAACGTTTAATTGAGTCAGAAGAAAACCTTACCGAAGGCTTTAAAGCCAAGGCTGCTCTTATTTTTGAAACTGAAGTTCGTTCACAAATCGCTGAAGCTAAGGAGAAGATCCAAGCTGAATATGATGAGAAACTAACTGAAGAAGTTGAGACAATGAGCTCAGCTTTATCAGAGCAAGTTGATGAGTATTTAACCTACGCAGTATCTGAGTGGGCTAAGGAAAATTCAGTTGCTATTGAAACTTCTCTACGTACTTCTATTGCTGAAGACTTCATGTCTTCACTTAAGACTCTCTTTGTTGAGAACTATATTGAAGTTCCTGAAACTAAGGTTGATCTTTTCGAGCAATTGGAAAGTGAAGTTGCCCAAGTTAAAGAGGACTTTGATAAGACACGCGCAATTGCTGACGAATTGGCCGATAAGGTTGATGCATTAACTCGTGAAAAGGTTATTGTTGAGTCATGCGAAGGTCTTGTTCAAACTCAAGTAGAAAAACTAAAATCATTGGCTGAGGGCGTTGATTTTGAAGGTGAAGATAAATTCCGTGAGAGTATTAATACTCTTAAGGGCTTCTACTTTGAAGGCGCTGAGTCAATTAATGAAGAAACGGAAGAACAAGAGTCTGATGAAGATTCTTATTCAACCACAGAAACTATTGTTGAAGAATCTGCCAGCTCTGATAAGCCAAAGGTTTCCAAAGCAATGCAAAATTATTTAAGTGCTATTAGCAAAGGGAAGAAATTCTCCGAGTAAAGCATTTCCTATACAAAAAACAAAACACAAAACTATAAATTAAAACTATGTTTAATTCAGAAGAACTAGAAAAAAAGTGGGCTCCCATTCTTGAGAGCGCCGATGCACCTGCCTTCGCCGATAACCATCGCAAAGCAGTAACTGCAGTTATGTTAGAAAACCAAGAGAAGGCACTTGCCGAAGCTCGTGGCCAATCGCAATACCTCAATGAAGCAGGCGAACCTTCAAACGTTGTTTCTGGTACCGATAACTGGGATCCAGTACTCATCAGCCTTGTACGTCGTGCAATGCCAAGCCTTATCGCTTATGATGTTTGTGGTGTTCAGCCAATGTCCGGTCCTACTGGTCTCATCTTCGCGATGAAGTCTCGTTATAATGGCGTTGATGCATCTCCTGTTGAAACAACTGATGACGAAGCTCTTTTCAATGCTCCTACTCAATTCGCTCCTTCTACCTCTACCGCACTTGGTGAAGGCAACATTACTAAGGACATGGGTTTCACTATCGAGAAAGTTGTTGTTGAAGCTAAGACACGTGCTCTTAAAGCTGAGTACTCAATGGAACTCGCTCAAGACCTCAAGGCCATTCACGGTCTTGATGCTGAAGCAGAACTTGCTAATATTCTTAGCACTGAGATCCTTGCTGAAATCAACCGCGAAGTTATTGATTCAATTAATACCGCAGCGGTTCTAGGTTTCACCAACCAACTTACTGGTACAGGTGATGAAGGTAACTTTGATCTTGACGTTGATGCAGACGGCCGTTGGGCTGTTGAGAAGTTCAAATCACTTCTCTTCCAACTTGAGCTTGAATCCAATGAGATTGCTAAAGGCACTCGTCGTGGAAAAGGTAACTATGTTATCTGCTCTTCAAACGTTGCTTCTGCTCTTGCAGCTGCAGGCGTTCTCGACTATGCTCCAGCTATCGCGTCCAACTTAAACGTTGACACAACTGGTAACACATTCGCCGGTCTTATCAATGGCCGCATTAAGGTATATGTTGATCCATATGCAGTTGATGATTACGCTACCGTTGGTTACAAAGGTGCTAACTCGTATGATGCTGGTATTTACTACTGCCCATACGTTCCTCTTACAATGGTTCGCGCCGTTGACGAGAACAGCTTCCAGCCTAAGATCGGCTTTAAGACTCGTTATGGTCTTGCTGCTAACCCAATGGCTCATGATCCTATTGCTGGTCCAACTAGTAAGCCAGCAGGTACTGCTAACAACCCTTACTTCCGTAGGTTTACCGTTTCCAATATCAATGGTACTAACCCTGCTGTTTAATTAGCAAAAGCTAAATTTCGTCCACTACCTTAGGACGACACAAACCCGATGAGGGGCTGTCAGAAATGGCGGTCCCTCATTTTTTGTTATAAATAATAATATGATTGAGAATAATTTTTTACCGACAACCGATAACTTTACTGTTCATATTGGTACGCAAGCAAGTAAATCAGTTCTGAATAAAAACATTGTTTCGTTTTCATTACCAGCTATTACCAATAACGAGATTGCGACTCCTTATATGAATATGCCTGGATTTTCTGTTTCGGAAACAACAAGTAAAGAACCATTGGCCATCTCATTTATTTGTGATGAAACTATGGAAGCATATGAAGAAGTTTATAATTGGATGAATGATAATAACAATCCAAACAAAGATTCCAATGATCAAAACTCTAGTTTAATTGATTTTAAAGATATTACAATTAATATTAAATCAAGCCATAATAATTTAAATAAGCAATTACATTTTAAAGATGCATTTCCAACATCGCTTGGGGGTGTTGATTTTAATATACAAGCAGAAGGCGAACCAGTATATGCGGTATTCCAAGTATCGTTTAGATATGATACTTTTGAGTTTAGGAAATAAGCATTATATATAAATTATATGATGGATCTAGAATCACTACTAAAACTGTGGGAAACCGATTCTAAAATTGACGATGTTAATTTAGATGATACAAGTATTAACAGCGCGAAGCTGCATAGTAAATATCTTGAGTTACATTCTCACGCTAAACTAAGACTAAAGAAAAAAGAATTAGAATTAGCCGTTTTGAATAAAGACCTTTGGTTATATTACAATGGTAAAATGACTAAAGAAGAAATGGATGCGTTAAGTTGGAATTACGATCCTTTTAATGGAATGGCCAAACCGCTTAAAGGCGACATGAATAAATTTTATGATGCTGACCCAAATAAAGTTGAGATGGAAATGAGAGTTGAATACTTAAAAACCTATTGCGATACTTGTAAAGATATAATTGATAATGTTCGTTTTAGACATTTAACTATTAAGAATATAATCGCGCATCGCCAGTTTGTATCTGGAAATTAAAAATGAGTAGTACGTATGACATATCACATGTAGATGAAACCTTAATTCATATTAAGTCGGATGATTCTGGTGCTATGATGGATCTTAGCGAGCATTATACTTTTTATGTTGACGGGTATAAATTTATGCCAAGTTACAGAAATAAGATGTGGGATGGAAAAATTCGTTTACTGAATATGCGCAATAATACTTTGCCATATGGTTTATTACCAAAGACACTTAGTTTTGCAAAGGATAGTGGATATGGAATTAACCTTTGCTCTACTCTTAAAAACAAAGAGGTTATAGATAAAGATTACCTTGATAAATTTGCAAATTCTCAAGAGCTAAGAGCTGGAGGAAAAAAAATTGAGCTTCGTGATTATCAGTATGACGCATTTATTCATGGAATTACTGAGGGCAGATCATTAATTGTTTCACCAACTGGTTCTGGTAAGAGTTTAATAATTTACATGTATATCAAATGGTATATAGAAAATCATGATGATAATGTTTTAATCATTGTTCCAACTACTTCATTGGTTGAACAAATGAGTAAAGACTTTGCCGATTATAGTTCACACGATGATTCCTTTGATGCTGATCTCGAAATACATAAAATATATTCTGGTAAAGAAAAAGAAAACTTTGATGCTCGTGTTATTATTTCAACATGGCAAAGCGCTATAAACCTTCGGCCTGAATGGTTCCAACAATATGGGATGATCATTGGAGACGAAGCGCACCTCTTTAAAGCCAAGAGTCTTAATAAGATTATGGGGATGTTAGTTAATGCGCCTTATAGAATTGGTACTACTGGAACTCTTGATGGAAGTCTTTGTAATGAATTGGTTTTAATTGGAAACTTTGGTCCAACGTTTAACGTAATTTCAACTAAGAAATTAATTGATTCAAAGACACTCGCTGATCTTGAAATTAAATGTATTGTATGCAACCATGATGATGCTCTAAAGAAAGCAGTTGTTAAAATGGATTATCAAAGTGAAATTGCAACCATTGTTGAACACCCAAACCGAAATAAATTTATATCAAAGTTAGCGCTTGATCAAAATGGTAATACACTTGTTCTTTTTAATCTCGTTAAGAAACATGGTAAACCTTTGTTTAAAATGATTCAAGACAGCGCAGATGATAAAGATAATATCTTTTATGTTAGTGGAGAAGTAAAAGCGGATGACAGAGAAAACATTCGAAGTATTGTTGATACTAATCCCTTAACAACAACAATGAAATTTGGTTTAAAAAAGATCACTGTCGGGCAAAACGTAAAAGTTCCATTAACAGATGGATCTGAAAAATTAGCGTGTGAAATAACAATAGATGATGATGTATTAGAAAATTGGGTAATGGCTCGATGGCGTGAAGCGGGAATATAAAAGTAAAAAGACTTGGATGTTCTGGTGTACCTGGGAGGGTTATAATAAGAAGGACATAGATTTTAATAATGAAGGAATGAATGATTTAGATAAGATAAGTTATTCAGAATATAGAAAAAGATTAATATTAAAAAAAGAAAACAATTCATATGAAACCAGATAAAGTAACAAATACCACCGGAGCAATTATTGTGGCAAGTACTGGTGTGTTTTCAACAGGAATTAATATTAAGAACTTACATAATATTATATTCGCTAGTCCAACAAAATCTCAAATTAAAGTTCTTCAAAGTATTGGTCGTGGATTGAGAAAATCAGATGATGGAAGAAAAACTACTGTATTTGATATTTCTGATAACCTTAGTTGGCGTAAAAAGAAAAACTATACGTTTAAACATGCTCAGGAAAGAATCCGTATATATAATAAAGAGGGATTCAAATACAAGATCTTCGAAATACCATTAAGTTTAGATGAAATACAATAACGACATATCAAACAAACTTGATGTTAGAATCTTTACTACTATTTCTGGAAGAGTCTTAATTGGAGAACTTATTAATGTATCGGATATTGGAGTTGAATTAGAAAATGTATTTTTAATGGACCCTTCTAATCCCGAAGGGATGGTTCCCATACATCAAGATTCAATAATGAATACATCAATAATAACTTTATATGATAAGATTATTGAAACTGAAACATCAGTTAATAGTGAATCAACTTTAAGTAATTACATTCAACATTGTTTAGGTAATACTTTAATGGATATTGAATCTAACTTTCCAAAAAAAATCAATAAAAAAAATAAGGATACTAATGATGATACCTTATTTAATTGGAGGAATAGGTTTAATTGATTATTGTTTTTGTTATTCTATAGAATATTATACTATAAAATCAATAGTATGTAAATAATAAAATTCATAATAATAAAAAAAGATTGATAGCATTTTGTTATATACATTAGACTAAATCTATGGTATAATATATACATATGAAGGATAAAGATAAACCTACATCAGATGAAGTAGTCAATAAGAAAGCCGTTAAGAAGAAGACGGCAAAAAAGAAAACTGCTAAGAAGAAGACTGCGAAGAAACGTGGCCCACATTATATTGATAACGCTTTATTCGGGCAAGCCGTATCTGAACATGTTAAAGGTGTTAAAGAAGATATTGAAAACGGTATAGATCCAAGAGGTATTACTGATTATATTGGTAAATGTTTTTTGAATATTGCAGAAGGTCTTTCTCATAGTGGTAATTTTATTAACTATACATATCGAGAGGATATGGTTATGGATGCAGTTGAGAATTGTATTAAGTATGTTAATAATTATGATATTGATAAACCTACGCGAACAGGAAAGCCAAACGCGTTTAGTTACTTTACACAAATTAGTTGGTTTGCTTTTCTAAGAAGGATTGCCAAAGAAAAGAAACAAACTGAGATCAAACAAAAAATAATCAGTACATCTGCTGTTGATGTATTTGCTGACTTTAGTGGAGACTCTGCTCAAATTGGTGAAGGAGTAATTAATAGGATGAGAAATACAAACCCATTCTTTAAAGAAGAAAAGGGCCCAACTCCTGAAGAAGTTGAGTTACCGCCAAAGCGTAGAGGAAGACGTCCTGCTAAGAAAGCTAAGAACGGTCCTTTAACTGATTTTTTCGATAAGTAATATGAAGTTAGTTGTAATAACAGACACTCATGCGGGTGTTAAAAATGGTAGTGATATCTTCTTAGATTATTCTGAAAGATTTTATGATAAGGTTTTCTTTCCTTATTGTTTAGAAAATGGTATAACTAAGATACTTCATCTTGGTGATTATTTTGATCATCGAAGAGTGGTAAATTTTAAAGTTCTTAGTAGGAATAAGAAAATGTTTCTTGATAAGTTAAGAGAACATGGAATGACCATGGATCTTATTCCAGGAAACCACGACGTATTTTATAAAAATACAAATTCATTATCAAGTTGCGAAGAGATTCTTCAACATTATAAAGATGTTGTAAATCTACACATGGAACCAACCGTCGTGAGTTATGGTAGTTTGGATATTGCATTAATCCCTTGGATAAATTCTGAGAATTACGATGAAGTAACTAACTTTGTTAAAAATGTAAAAGCTCCATTCTTAGGTGGGCATTTAGAACTTCAAGGATTTGATATGATGAAAGGAGTTCAAGCTAGTTCTGGAGCTATGAAGTCTGATATCTTTTCTCGATTTGAAATTGTAATGAGCGGCCACTTTCATACGAAAAGCAATAAAGGAAATATTCATTATCTTGGAACTCCCTTTGAATTAACCTGGGCAGATTGTAATGATCCAAAGTTTTTCCATGTTATTGATACAGAGACACGTGAGCTAATGCCAATTCGTAACCCGCTTACAATTTATAATAAACTAGTATATGATGATAGTAAAGCGTCTGATGATATTATCACAGAGATTAAGTCGTGTAATTTTAGTTGTGTACCAGATTCATATGTAAAAGTAATTGTTATTAATAAGAAGAACCCGTTTCTTTTTGACAAATATATTGATGAGATAATTAATAAAGAGCCCTTTGATTTAAAGATTGTAGAAAACTTTGATGAATATCTTTCAGAAAATGTTGAAGATGAAAAGATTGAAATAACTGATACTGTCAGCTTATTGAATACATATGTTGATTCTGTTGAAACTGAATTAGACTCTGACCGAATAAAATTAAAACTACAAGAACTTTTTGTTGAAGCTCAATCTTCAGACGCACTATAAAATATTATGATAGAATTCCATACCTTAACATATTCAAATTTTCTCTCAGTTGGAGATACACCAATCACTATTGATTTTGAAGCAACTAAATCAACATTAATTGTTGGCCATAATGGATCTGGTAAGAGTTTAATGCTAGATGCTCTTAGCTTTGCTTTGTTTGGTAAACCACACCGAGCTATTAATAAGCCTCAATTAATTAATAGTATCAATGGTAAAAAGTGTTTAGTAGAAATAACCTTTTCGGTTGGTAATAAGAATTACAAAATCGTCCGAGGACTTAAACCAAACATTTTTGAGATATGGGTTAATGGTGAAATGATTAACCAAGAATCTCATTCCCGCGATTTTCAAAAGTTACTTGAGACAAACATTCTTAAATTAAACCATAAGAGTTTTCACCAAGTTGTTGTATTAGGTAATGGCAATTTTGTTCCATTCATGCAGATGCGCCAATATGAAAGGCGCAATGTTATTGAAGATCTTTTGGATATTAGTATATTTTCTAAGATGAATACTATTCTTAAAGATAATAATGCTAAGCTGAAAGATCAAATTAAAGATAATGAATATCAGTGGAAGTTGATTAAAGAAAAGATTATTTTACAGCGTAAGCATATTGATAAGTTATCAGATATCAGTGAATCTAATCGAGTTAAATATGAATCAGAGATTGCAGATATTCAATCAGAACAAAACGTTTTAATTGAAAGTAACGAAAAAATCTTGGTTCGTTACAAAGCAGAGCATAGTGATACTGAAAAGAAGCTTAATACTTTAAATCGTAGTTTGAATAAAATGAAATCATTTGAATCTCAGATTAAAAGTAAAATGAATGCTATTGAAAAGGAAGCCGAGTTTTACAAGTCTAACTCAGCTTGCCCAACATGTAGCCAAACTATTGATACGGTTATACGCGATAACAAACTAGAATCTTGTGGATGTAAACAAGAAGAACTAACTGATGGTTTTGAAAAATTACAGAACAACATTAAATCTACCGGCGAACAACTACAAACCACTAATCAGGAAATGCAAGAGTTGTTTAAACTTAATAATGAAATGACTAGTAATAATGTTTTGATTAAAAACTTTTCAAAGCGGATATCTGAATTAAGTGCTCAAAAGAATGAAACCGCAGATGATAACGATTTAAAGAAATCGCAGAATGAATTACTTGATATGCAAACTACTAGGGATGACCTTAGCGATTTAAAATCAAAGCAAATTGAAGAAAAACATTATAATGATGTTATTGGTGAACTGCTAAAGGATACTGGTATTAAAACGAAGATCATTCGTCAATACCTTCCCCCGATGAATAAGTTAATTAATAATTATCTGCAGTTGCTTGACTTCTTTGTTAGTTTTGAATTGGATGAAAACTTTAATGAAACTATTAGAAGCCGCCATCGTGATGACTTTAGTTATGCATCATTCAGTGAAGGAGAGAAACAACGAATTGACTTAAGTCTTTTATTTGCATGGCGACAAATTGCCAAAATGAAAAACTCAGCAAATACAAACCTTCTTATATTGGACGAAGTGTTTGATGCTAGTCTTGATTTTGACGGCATTGATAATTTGTTAAAGATAATGCATTCGCTTGATGATGAAACTCGTGTTTTTGTTATTAGCCATAAGCAAGACCTCCTTGAAGGAAAATTTGATCGTAAGATTGAGTTTCAAAGACGCCAAAACTTCACAAGCATAAAATCTATCACGTAACTCGTTAATGGTTAATAGGTTAAAATGCATAAAACGTGATAATAACGTAAAAAGGGCATTAGAGAGCAATTCTTCTTATTTCCTATAATATATACGTCAAACAGTTTTAAAATGGCTCTTTAAACGGTCTTTTTTACGACAAACCCTTATTCTACGGGGGTTCCAGAACAAAATGTGCATTTTGTGAATTATTTTATTTACATTCTATGCTTTTTAGAGTATAATATATCTACAAGGACGGCACGAGAATAGCCAACCACCACTATATCATGATTAAAGAACCACACGTTATTAAACCAAAGCCTGACCGCACTATTATTAATATAGACGCTCAGAAACAGCTTGCCAAATTATTAGCCACTGAAGATATTCAAGTGACTGTTGGCAATTTTAAGACAGCCTATTTTGATGTTAAAAATCGAGTTCTTGGATTGCCTGCGTGGAATACCGATACTAAAGAGGTTTCCGACCTGCTGGTTGGCCATGAAGTTGGTCATGCTCTATTTACTCCTGAGGATGGAATTACTAAATTTAAAGAGCGTTATCCAAAACTCCCTTTTGACATTGCCAACATTGTTGAAGATATTAGGATTGAAAAGATGATCCAATTTAAATATCCTGGCCTTATTAAATCCTTTAATGATGGATACTCCTATTTTAAAGAAAACGATCTTTTTGAAATTAAAGATAAGGATGTGAATGCTTTAGGATTCATTGATCGTATTAACCTTAAAGGTAAATTAAGAGATCTTATTGATGTCCAATTCTCCGATGAGGAAACCGTATTATTTGATAAGGTTAACCGGTGTAAAACCTATGATGATGTATTGGACGTTATTCAAGAGCTTGCTGATTTTATTGAGAAAGAGGAAGAGAAAAACCCCAAAGAAAAGGCAAAACAGCCTTCTGATGACGGCGAGGATAACCAAATGTCTAACGATTCAGAATCAGGTGACGATGATTTAGAATCAGAAGATGATGATGGCGATTCCTCTTCAAAATCCTCAGAAGATAAAAACTCATCTCCAGATACTAATACATCACATGGTGGAAACTCTGGAGGACAGCTTCACAGTAAAGAAGAAGAAACCTCAGAAGCGTTTAAATCAGAAACTCAAGATTCATTAGATAAACACCTTGAGGATCTTGGTGAAATGGCATCCAATGAAACTATCCTAAATAAATTTCCTGAAAAAAATGTGGGAAATTTAGTACACTCCCTCGATGACGTTCGCACGGCGCGTAAAGCCAGTATTCATTATGATACTATTATGAATGATCCAATGGTTCACGAAAAGTGGGCCTTGTTTAAGAATTCTACAAAGAAAAATGTAAATATCCTTTGTAAAGAATTTGAAAGGCGAAAAGCCGCACATTCATATTCAAGATCTACACAAGCTAGAACCGGAGCCATCAATGTAAACAAATTGCATAGTTACCAATATGATGATCAGATTTTTAAATCGGTAACCAACCTTGCTGATTCTAAAAACCACGGAATGAATATTTTTATTGATAACTCAGGAAGCATGGGTAATTGCATCAGCGATGTTATTAAACAGACTATTCAATTGGTTATGTTTTGTAAGACGGTTGATATTCCGTTCTCTGTTTATAGTTTCACCAGTAAATCCGGTAGAGCCTTTTTGGAAAATGGTAAGTATATTAGAAAATACGAAAATAAAAACGACTTCTTTAGAAATAATTTCCAATACGGAAATAACCTTGATATCTTTACTACCGAGGTTTGTGAGTTAATGAATTCCTCTTTAAAGAAATCTAAATATGAAACTGCTTTAAAAGAATTATATATTCAAAGCGGTGCAATATTTTCAGATGGAGATAAATATGATAAGCTATCCATTCAAATAAATCAACCGTATGGCACTAGAACATATCAGACTAACCTATATTTGGAACATAACTGTATGAATTCTGAATTAGAAGAGATGGGCGGCACTCCTCTTATTGAAACTTTAATCATGGCTCACGGCCTTATCAAAAATTTCAGGAAAACGCATAATGTTGAAAAAATGACAACTGTATTTTTAACAGATGGCGAAGGCCAAACTCCTCACTCTCATTCTACCGAGCCAAAAGTAGAGGATGAAGAAAATCAAATGTATTCAAATTCTAAAGACCCTTGGGGAAATTACCGATATATTAAAATAGGAAAAGATACTGTTGATATTAGTCGCCAAAACCCGAATGCATATTCTGATGTTGTAAAAAGTATTAAGAAGGACACCGGCTCTAAGATGATTGGATTCTTCTTAACTTCAAGTCCGGCAAATGGCAGAAATCATTCATTCGGCGCATTGGCTCATATTAAAAATCTACGTAAGTGGGAATATATTGACAAGTGTAAAAATGAAGCTAAGAAACTAAAAAGCAACTGTTATGCTATTGAAAATGGATATAACTATGATACCTATTTCGTTATTGATAACCTTAAATCCTTAAAAATAAATGATGAAGAAGAATTTCAAGTGCCAGACACCGTTGATACTGAAGATCTTAACAAAGCCGCGAATAGAAGTAAATTGGCAACCTCCTTTAAGAAGTTTAATACCACTAAACGACAGAGCCGAATTTTCCTTAATAAATTCATTGACACGGTGATTTAATAGGAAAAAATGTGAAAATAAATGCATTTTCTATCATTATTTTATTTACATTCACTAAGATTTAGTTTATAATATATCTACAAGGAAGGGAACGGATTCGCTAAGTACCTCCCATTACACCATCAAATTACATTATGAAAAAAGACACCACAAATACGCAGAAGCCTGAGTCCAACTATGACACTGTAATGTCAGAATTAGAACAAGCAGTCTCAACATATCCAATCGTTAAAACGAAGGATATTTACACACACGCTAGAGCCCACGGTTATAGTTACAATAGTGCCAAAGAAACCTTTATGCACTCCGGCCCAAAGCGAGGTGAATGGGACATGCGCAATGTCTGCCTAACTAAGCCTACGCAAAAGAAAGCTTCGGTGGCTCAACCTCAGCAAAGTAACTCTGCTGATGAGAATTTCAAATTTGCCACTTCGGTCCAATCGGTTTCCAATGACGATGTTTATATCCCAGAGGTAGATCCTAACTTTATTTCATGGGGCGACTTCTCAAAGATTAAGAAGATTATCGACTCAAAACAATTTTTCCCTCTGTACATTAGTGGAATGTCAGGAAACGGGAAAACAATGATGGTTGAACAAGCCTGCGCAAAGGCAAAGCGCGAATATGTTCGAGTACAGATATCACCAGAAACTGATGAAGACGATCTGATTGGTGGTTTTCGTCTCATCAATGGTGAGACTGTATTCCAAAAAGGACCGGTACTAAAAGCCATGGAAGCTGGATGTATACTATTGATCGACGAAATGGACCGAGGTTCAAATAAGATCATGTGTCTCCAAGGCGTCTTGGAAGGTAAGCCGGTGATGGTGAAAAAAACGGGTGGCGTAGTTCACCCCGCTCCTGGGTTCAACGTTATTGCAACGGCGAATACTAAGGGGCGGGGTGCCGATGATGGACGATACTCTGCCGCACAAATCATTGATGATGCTTTCGTAGAACGATTCGTAGCAAGTATCGATCAGCCCTTCCCCGCATATAATGTCGAACTAAAAATTATTAAGAAGCATATGACTTCATGCGATGTCAGAGGGCACGATGATTTTGCTGATAAACTCGTCAGCTGGGGCGCAGTTATCCGTAAGACTTACGAAAGTGAAGGCGTTGACGAATTAATCTCAACTCGCCGACTATGCCACATTGTTAAAGCTCTTTCAATCTTTAACAATCGCCTTGAAGCAATTAAGATGTGTATCACCCGATTCGAAGATGAGACTAAGGAAGCTTTCCTCGATCTCTATACCAAGATTGATACAAATCAAATTGACAAAGATATGAATTTCACGACTGACGAAAACTCGACTGACGAAAACTCTAGTGATACTAGCCAACACTAATAAACAACAAACGGCTATAACAACAAAAACAAAAACAACAAATATGAATAAACAACAAATTGCTAAATTCCGCACGCTCGTTAAACGCAACACTCAATCAGACGCTGTTGCCGAATGTCTTAACCGAGGCGAAGAGTTCTCAGTTGAAGATGCAAAAATGGCTGGCATTGGCGATCCCCGCCGTGTCGTAAATCGCCTTCGCACAGAGCGAGGTGTTAAGATTTACTCTAACTCTCACCGCCTACGCGGCGGTACTACCGTTAAGCGATACACCCTAGTTAGTCCTAAGGCAAAACGTTAATAGACGGTAATAATAGTGCCGTGTCAGGGTTGTGGTGGTCCTGACACGGTTACTTTTTTTATTTACAAATCACTACAATTAGAATATAATATCATTATGACAACGTTATCAAACGACACCTTAAACATCCTAAAGAACTTCTCAGATATCAATCCAAATTTGGTTGTTAAGCCTGGGAATTCTCTAAGCACAATCGCCGAAGCAAAGAATATTTTTGCAGTAGCTGAAATTACAGAAACCTTTGAATCTCAATTTGGAATCTATGATCTTAACGAATTTATCAATGTAGTTAACTTGGTAGATGAACCTGAGCTTTCCTTTAACGGCGAATCAGTAACTCTACAAAATGGAAAAGCTAAAGCATCTTATCGCTTCGCCGATGAAAGCATTCTCACTTCGCCTCAAAACGAAATCACAATGCCATCAACTGAAGTAAGTGTATCAATCAGTGGTAATACTTTAACTCAAATTAGGAGTGCGGCTCGTGTTATGAACCATGCTATCGTCTCGCTAAAAGGTGAAGATGGCGTAGTTACTTTAGCCGTAGTTGATCCAAAGAACCCAACAGCAAACACATTTTCAATCATTCTCGATGAAGACAACGAATGCAAATCATCCTTTGATCTGCAGTTCCTCATCGCGAATTTAAAAGTTCTTAGCGGAGACTATAATGTAAAAATTAGTTCAAAGCTAATCAGTGAGTGGATAAATACATCAGTGCCTGTAAAATATTACATCGCTCTTGAAAAAACATCAACTTACAACTAAACTAGTAAAGTAAAAACAACAAAACAACAAAACATAATTATGGAAAACGAAGAAAATACCGCAACGGAAACCCCTGAAACTGTCGAAATTAACCTTGGAGCAGTAGCAATGGTATGTAGAGTAATCGCAGCATGTACAGAGCGTGGCGCGATTAAAGCAGAAGAAATGTCAACCGTTGGTCAAGTATTTGATTATATGCGCGCATTCCTTCCCGCACCAGAAGCTAAAGCTGAAGGCGAAGAAGCTGAAGGCGAAGAAGCTGAAGGCGAAGAAGCAACCGCTGAATCCGATATTCTTGAGCCGGTAGAAGCCTAAACAAAAATTGACTTAAATTTATATTATGACTGAAACACTTTGGTGCGAAAAGTATCGCCCAACCACGATTGACGATTGTATCCTTCCTAACGAATTAAAGAAAACATTTAATTCTATTGTTAAATCAGGAGAGGTTCACAACATGTTATTGACCGGCTCAGCTGGTCTTGGAAAAACAACTGTAGCAAAAGCATTATGCAATCAACTTAATCTTGACTATATGTTAATCAACGGTTCGGAAGAATCCGGTATTGATGTATTAAGAAATAAGATTAAGCAGTTTGCTAGTAGCGTTAGTCTTGGCGGCGGTTTAAAGGTAATCATTCTTGATGAGGCTGATTATCTTAACGCCCAAAGTACACAGCCTGCTTTGCGCGGTTTCATTGAGGAGTTTTCTAATAACTGTAGGTTTATCTTAACTTGCAATTTTAAGAATCGAATCATTGAGCCGTTGCATAGCAGGTGTTCAGTCATTGAGTTTAATACAAATAAAAAGGATCTTGCCACACTTGCTGGTAAGTTCCTATCGCGTTTAAAAACTATATTAGATAAGGAAGGCATTAAGTATGAAGATAAAATACTAGCCGAACTTATTATTAGATATGCTCCAGATTGGAGAAGGATTATTGGTGAGTGCCAACGATATGGAGCAGGCGGTGAAATCCAGCCAACTGTTTTACTTGGAGTATCTGATTCTAATATTTCTGAGGTTATTACTTTCCTAAAGTCAAAAGACTTTAAAGGAATGCGAGGATGGGTATGCAATAATACATCTCTTGATAGTACTGTTGTATTTAGAAAGATATACGATTCATTATATGATTATGCAGATCCTTCATCTATTCCTTCTGCAGTTTTAATCATTGCCGATTATAGTTACAAAGCAGCGTTCTGTGGTGATAAAGAAATCAACATGGTTGCCTGTTTAGTAGAGTTAATGGCAAACATTAAATGGAAGTAATGAGCAAAGTTAAAAAACTTTCCTTCTTTGATATTTTAAATAATATTAATGCTGGTTCTAAAGCTCCGGATATTCTTAAAGGTGTAACTGCTGATTCTAGTGAAACCTTACCAGACCCTGATAGTCCTGAGAAAGCTTATACTCCATTTATGATTAACCGAGGGTTATCTCAGTTTAATGATACTATTCTATTTGCTAATGAGATGAATATGAATTATCATCTCCCTGCTAGAATGCAATATGATTTTTATAAGAACGTATTACGTCCTCGTAAAAGATTTAGTAAATGGTTTAAAGCAATTCCTGACAGTAATGATATTAAAATTATCATGGATCACTATGGATATAGTTCTGAGAAAGCGCGCGATGTATTGGATTTATTTAATAAAGAAGAGTTAAAAGCTTTACATCGTCATCATGACAAAGGTGGAAAAGCATAATAAATAATTATAATGAACATTGATAATGAAAAAATAAAAAGTTGGTCTCCTGATGAAATGCTTGAGATCTATTTGTCTGAGCCAGACGATTTTCTTAAGGTAAAAGAAACCCTTACTCGAATTGGAGTCTCTTCTCAAAGGGAAGAAAACACTTTATTTCAAAGTTGCCATATTCTTCATAAGCAAGGGCGATACTTTATTCTACACTTTAAAGAACTATTTTTACTTGATGGTAAACCTTCTAATTTTACTGAAGAAGATTTTAAAAGAAGGAACACTATAACAACTCTCTTATCTGATTGGGGTTTGCTAGAATTAGTAAACTATACTCATGCTAGTGAAAAGACCAACTTAAAACAAATTAAAATTGTACCATTCAAAGAGAAGAAGAATTGGACTCTTAATTCCAAATATAATATTGGTAATGTAAAGAAAAAATCTTAGTATTATAAATAAAAACATGAGTACTGAGAAATATTTGTTACCAAACGAGAAGAAGCGTTTATACGAATCTATTACAATTCCAAAGAAAAAAGAAGAGGTTCTGAAACTAATTAAGGATGCTCCTAAAACAAAAGCAACTTCTAAAGATACCAATAATCTATGGAACAAAATATCCACTTCTTTAGTAGGTCCACTTGAAGATTTAATGTATGAAAAACCATATGATAAAGCATATAGTGCTGGATATAATGGTGATAAAGAACCAAAGAATCCATTTAAAAAAGATACATTAGCTTACTGGTTCTTTACTAATTTATATACTCAAGGGAGTAACGATAATTAATTTTTAAAAATAAAACCATGAGTACTGAGAAATATTTGTTACCAAACGAGAAGAAGCGTTTAGATGAAGAAACATTATCTGAAGCTAAAGTGCCATCTGACTATTTAGATTTCCAAAGCGATGATAAAAGTTATAAAGTTTATCAAGCAGATAATAATGGAGAATCTTCTGTAAGACCCGCCGAAAAGGCAAGTAAAAATTGGCCGACTGGTGCTCCAGTAACTAAGACTTTTAAAAAAGTTTCATCTGCTCCAATTCCAAAAGGTGAGTTCTGGGTTTTAGAATCTGATAAAAGTTTTTATTGGATGGTTAACGGCACTTGGTATTCGATCAGTAAAAAAGACCATCCCCGCCCACCATTTGATTATTAAATGAAAAGCTTTAAACAATATTTAGAGGGATTGCGTATTGCTTATACTCCAGCTCAACAAAAAGCGATGGATAAAAGGACAAATGCGATGAATTCAGATCTTAAGAAAAAGTTTAAAGCTGGAAAGATTTCAATTAAATGGTCTCAGACAAGAGGCGGTCACGCTATCTTTGTTAAAGGTAGAATGGAAGGTCCTCTCTTTGATTCTGAAGATGACGCTGAAAAATATTTAAAAAAACTCGGTATTCGAGTATAAATTAAATTAAAATATAAATAAAATCATGAGTACTGAGAAATATTTGTTGCCAAACGAGAAGAAGTGTCTGGATGAAGCAAAACTTGCAGGTAAAAATAGAGAACGGCTTGATAGTTTAATCTCTTTATATGTCACGGCAACAGATCCCGAGGCAGATTATTATTATGATGGAGATGTTCCTGATGCTGAAAAGATTTTAAATGATATTAAAAAAGAATTTGGATCAAAAATTGCCAAAGATGTTGGTAATGGAACAAATATTTTCCATTATGGTAGAGATAATAATCAAGGAGGTCGCTTAACATACGGGGATGCGACAAAACAGCGTGGCGCAAGACGTATCACAAAAGGTGGTAAAATTAATAAGCAGGACGCAGCAAAACTTAAAAAGGATATTAAAGATATTTTAAAGAATACAAAATTAAATACTGCTTATCGATCACATAAGTTAAAAGGAAAATTACCAGAGAGTAATTAATAAAAAACCTTTGACACTGAAGCTGAAAAATATTTAAAAAAACTCGGAATTCGAGTATAAATAGATTTGTAATACGATACGTTTTCGTATTATAAAGAGGTGCCGAAAGGATCTCAATTAATAAAAAATAACTCGCTTAATAAGGAGTTCAAAATATGACAATAACAAATACACTAAATTCGTTGCCGCGTTCTTTCGCGGTTGGGTTCGATTCAATCTTTGATAGATTAGAATCAAGAGAGAAAGCATCTTATCCTCCTCACAATATTGTGAAGCATAATGAGGATGAGTTTGAAATCGCACTAGCAGTCGCAGGCTTCAGTGATAAAGATCTTTCCGTCAAACAAGACGGAGATCAACTTATCGTTGAATCTGATTGCGTTGAGCTTAATGGAGATAAAGAATATCTTCATAAAGGAATTGCTACTCGAAGTTTCATCAAGAAGTTTACATTAGCCGATCACATTCGTGTCGAGCAAGTAGCGCTTGTTGATGGTATACTTTCAGTTCTACTAAAGAAAGAAATTCCTGAAGAAATGAAACCTAAGAAGTTTACTATTCTTCCAGAGTTTATTAACGAAGATTAAACTTTGCAGTTAAAACATAATAAAAGGGTTCTTCAGAAATGAGGAGCCCTTTTTTATTAACTTTAGTATTTACATCTATAATAAAAGATGATATAATATATACATGAAGAACAGCATTAGTGGATTCTACACCAGCGTCGATAGACACATGAACATGATTAAGTATCGAGGATACGATCATGATGGCAAAAAAATATATGATTCATTTAAATATCGGCCAACGCTTTATGTAAATAGCAAAGACCGTAACTCAGAATGGAAAGCGATTGATGGAACTCCTGTAGGCCCAATGCAGTTTGGCACTATGAGCGAATGCCGCCAGTTCTGTAAACATTATGAAGATGTTCCTTCGTTTAAAATATATGGAAATGAAAAGCATGTTCCAGCATTTATCCAAAGCCAGTGGCCTGGCGAAATTGAGTATGATAAAAAGATGGTCGACATTCTTTACATCGATATTGAAACTGCTATTGGTACAGGCTTTCCAGAACCAATGCGAGCAGAACAAGAGATTCTTACAATCGCAGTAAAGAGTAGCCGTTGTGATACTTATATCATCTGGGGACTAAAGGATTATGACCTTTCTAAAAGTGAAGTGCCACATCTTAGAAAAGAGTATCGCCAGTTTGATACTGAAACCGAACTCTTAAATGATTTTCTAGATTGGTGGAGTGATCCTATTAATACTCCAGATGTTATCACTGGTTGGAATACAGAGTTCTTTGATATTCCTTACATCGTTAATAGAATAGCTCGTATGTTGGGCAACGATGCAACCAAGCGATTATCTCCTTGGAAAAAAATTACAGATAGAACCGTAAATGTATTTGGCCGTGAGCAAACCAGCTATAACATTATGGGTATTCAACAACTCGATTACCTTGACTTATTTAAAAAGTTTACTCTTAATACTTATGGCCAACAAGAATCATATAAGCTAGATAATATTGCCGAGGTTGTTCTTGAACAAAAGAAGCTAGCTTTTGAAGGCGATCTAAAAGAATTATATGAACAAGATTTTCAGAAGTTTGTTGATTATAATATCGTTGATGTTGAATTGATTGAACTGTTTGAAAAGAAACTTGGCTTAATTGATTTGGTATTTACTCTAGCATATTTTGGCGGAGTTAATTATACAGATACGCTCGGTACTGTTTCTATATGGGATAGTATAATCTTTAGGAATCTTGCTAAAAAGAAAATAGCGATTCCTCCATCAAAACCAAGTGCTAAAGCAGAATATGCTGGAGGGTTTGTTAAGCCAGTTGTGCCAGGGATGTATGATTGGGTAATGAGCTTCGATTTGAACAGCTTGTATCCTAACCTTATTATACAATATAATATGAGTCCTGAGACCCTCGTAAGGCATTCTACAGTGCCTAATATTACACCTGATCGAGTACTCGAAGATCAAACAAACATATCCCCTGACAGTAATTTGGCGGTTGCCGCAAATGGCGCAACATTTAGTAGACATAAGCAAGGGTTTCTACCAGAGATTATTGAAGAGCTTTATAATAAGCGTAAGAAGATTAAAGCAGAAATGCTAGATAAAAAGAAAGAGAATGAAAAGCAAAAAAGTAAGATATTAGACTCAGAAATCGCCAGACTTGAAACTGAACAAATGGCGATCAAGATTCTAATGAACAGCCTGTATGGAGCTTTGGCTAACAGATGGTTCCGTTACTTTGATCTTCTTGTTGCTGAAGGAATTACTCTTACAGGTCAACTTGTTATTCGTTGGGCAGAACAACATGCAAACAAATGGTTATCTTCATTCCTTAAAGATGAGAAGCCAGTTGATAGAGTTATAGCAGCAGACACTGACTCCATTTACGTTAATGTTCAAGATGTAATTGATAAGCTTAATCCAAAAAGTCCAGTTGAGTTTCTTGATAAGTTTGGTGAAGAAGGTATGGTTCCTGCATTGGAAAAAGCTTTTAATAAGTTAGGCGGTATTACAAATTCATATAAGAATACGATGGTGATGGCGCGAGAAGCTATTGCTGATAAAGCTATATGGACTGCAAAGAAACGATATATTTTAAATGTTCTTAACAATGAAGGTGTTCAATATGCTGAGCCGAAAATTAAGATCATGGGTATTGAAGCTATTAAGAGTTCTACTCCAAAAGTATGTCGAGGCGCTATGAAGGAAATGTTTAAAGTAATGATGAGCGGGGATGAAGATAAAACTCAAAAAGCGATCGCTTTCTTTCATAACCACTTTAATTCTTTGCCGGCCCATGAAATCGCAAGTCCTCGTGGAATTAATAATGTTACAAAATATTATGATTCACAAACTCTATATTGTAAAGGAACACCAATGCATTGCCGCGCGGCCTTAGTATATAACGATCAGTTAAAGAAGTTTAACTTAACTAATAAGTATAGGGAAATCCAAGGCGGCAATAAAATTAAGTTTGTATTTCTTAAAAAGCATAACCCAACTGGAGAAAACGTAATTGGGTTTATTGATAAGTTGCCACACGAATTTGGTTTAGATAAGTTCATTGATTATGAAACTCAATTCCAAAAAGCTTTCCTTGATCCAATTAATCTTATCTTACATGCTATTAGTTGGTCGGCAGAACCTCAAGCTAGTTTGGAAGACTTCTTTGGGCAAGTATAGATAAAACAAAGGTATGACACTCACACAATAAAAAACAAATGAACCAACTAAACAGAAACCTGACAAACGTTATTAACGAATTACAACAAGACTATTTAAAGTTTGATGATACCGTAAGAACCATCGAAGTTCTTAATGCGATTAACAATTACTTTCACACGACAGAGGAAACTCCTTTGTCTAATAAAAGCAGAGACATTCTAAAAGAAATTAAAATATATGGAAAATAATAAAACAGTAGAAGACGTGATAAAACTAATTCCAGAAACACTTGATGATTGGGTAACGCTTGTTCCTAAAAATGACTCTCTAACATGGCAAGCATCATCTACCGATTGGCCAAGCGATATTGATAACATGCATAATAAGTATGGTGTTCATTGCGCGCTTAAAAAGTTAGATAGTAAAGACCTAAGAGAATTTCTAAACTTTCGTTTAGACTTCCTAGAAGAAGAACTTACTGAAACAAAAAATGCAGTTGGTAAACTACATTGTGATGACGTTGATTGCGAAGAAGTGGTTGATGGTTTAATTGATCTTTGCGTTGTCGCTATTGGAACGTTAAATGCGTTTGGAGTTGACGAACATAAAGCGTGGGAAGCAGTTCATAACGCTAATATGAATAAGGAAGTCGGCGTTAAAGAAGGTCGAGACAATCCACTAGGTCTTCCAGATTTAGTAAAGCCTAAAGGGTGGGTCGCGCCAGATCATTCTGATAATCACGGGTTTCTTCCTAAATTAAACGAATAAAAGATTTACATTTTAGTAAATATAGTATATAATATTAATTATGGATTTACTTCTATTCATCATGCTTTTAATAGTGGCAAGCCTTTGCTACTTAATACCCACTTTTGTGGCGGTCGTAAATAAACATAAATACGCTCTTCCTATTTTTATAGCTAACCTATTCTTTGGCGTTACGGTTGTGGGATGGGCCGCTCTATTAATCTTTGCTATACTTAAAGAGTTTAGAGCAGAAAATAAAGTATGAAATATTCATTAACTATATTTAAATCAATCTTTGATAATTCGACTCATCGTAAGATGTCCTTTGACGGTTGGGATGAGTTTAAAGAACTTCTTTTAAACCTTAGTAAAGAAGATGGTTATAAACCAAAGAAAGACGAAAGAAAAGATGGTTCACCTCTTATCAGCCCAGCAGTATATGATAAAGATGAAAAGCGAAGAAATGTAAATGTTTTATGTTGGGGTGGTTGGGCTGCAATTGACGTTGACGATTATGAGTGTAATTTCGAACAAGCGTTGGTTGTTTTTAAAGATATCAAATGTGTTGTTTATAATAGCGCAAGCTCGACAAAAGAAAAGCCAAAGTTCAGAGTTATTATACCATTCACAAAGACTATAGAAAAGGATGATATAAAGCATTTATGGTTTGCTCTGAATAAAGAGTTTAATTCATTAGGCGATCCACAAACGAAGGATCTATCAAGGATGTATTACGTCCCAGCACAATATCCAGGTGCTTATTCATTCATTCATTGTAACGATGACGCCGACTTTTTAGATGTTGATTTAATAATGAAAAAGCATCCGTTTATAGTACCTCAAGAAAATTCATTTAAAAGTAAACTAAGTGAAGAAATGAAAATTAAGCTGATGAAGTATAAATCTAATCAACTTAACAACACCTCTATTACTTGGTCTTCATATAGAGATTGCCCATTTGTAAATAAACAATTAGTAAATGAATATCGTGTTATTTCAGAAACTGGTTGGTATTCTAAATTATATTCAATTATGGTTAGTATTGCCGGATCCGCAATACATAAAGGATACCCAATTACTGTTAATGAAATTGTAAAGCTTGCTAAAGATATTGATATGGATACTGGATGCTGGTATAAAAATAGGCCATTAGATATTGAAGCAGAACGCGCATTAACCTTTGCACTTCAAAATGCGTAATTAATAAATAATATTATGAAGATTGAAACCAAACTGAAACGCCAGTTTAATAAAATACAAAAGGATACTGGTGTAAAACTTCCAGCTGACTATGAGTATTATTGTGGTTTATATAAATGGCCAAAAGGTTTGCGTAAGATTCTTAGTAAACGATTCAATAGCAGTTGTATGCTACATGATATTCAACATGTTTCAGGTGTTATTGATTATAAAGAAGCCGATCGCATGTTCCTTAAAAACGCTAAAGAACAAGCGGGGCGCAACGATTTTTGGATATTAATGGCATATGTATTTTACGGCGCCGTTCGTATATTAACAAAAACAAAAGCAATACGAAACAAGAAATAAAACTCTAAACATTATAAATAAATTTATATGAAAAAGAAAAACAAAAGAGCTCGTGACGAAGAAGGCCAGTTTGTTGGAGATGATCCAAGCACTCCTGATATTAATGAAGCCTTTGCAGAAGATGCTCAACCACCTAAAGAAGCACCAGCTAAAGCGTCAGGCCCTAAAAAACTAACTCCGGGCCAGATTAAGAAATTAAAAGGCGAATGGGGTAGCCAGTTTAAAAATAAATTTAAAGGACGTTATTAATATTCACGTAAATAATTAAACCATGATATGGCTTCTAGTATTTTTCTAGAAGCCATATTTGTTATTTACAAACTTGGTAAAATATGGTATAATATCTTTATACATAATTATACTAACATTACAATATGAACATTAAATCCGTAAGAGACACCTTAGCAAATCTCCATAAAAATAAAGAATATGTCATAGTTAATAAACAATTAACTGTTGAAATTATTGGAGCATCTTTCATAGCAAATACTGATTCTATATTTGGTTTGGCCAATGAAGATTATATTGATCGAGAATTAATGTGGTATAGAAGTATGTCTCGTAATGTAAATGATATTAAAGGTAAGGTTCCAAAGATCTGGGAAATTGTTTCATCGCCAAAAGGAGAGATAAATTCAAATTATGGATATCTAATAAATCACAAAGATAACTATTACCAATACAAGAATGTATTAGAAACTCTTAAGAAGGATCCTAACTCGCGCAGAGCAATAATGATTTATACAAATCCTAAAATGCATACTCAATTTAAAAGGAAAGGTATGACAGATTTTGTTTGTACAAATACTGTTCAATATGTTATTCGTAAAAACAAATTGTCTGCAATTGTCCAAATGAGATCAAACGATGCTTGGGCCGGTTATAGAAACGATTACGCTTGGCAGAAATATGTTCTTAACAAGTTAGCAAAAGACCTAAATTGCAAAGAAGGTAACATTCATTGGAATGCTGGTAGCTTACACGTATATGAAAATCAATTCTACCTACTAGACCATTATTTAAAAACAGGAGAACACGAGATTACTAAAAAACAATATAATAACAACCTCTAAAAACCCACCACCCAATATGTACAGTATTAAAAAACTAGGATATGACGATTGGAATGACGCGCTTGATGCTTTCTTAGAATATAAAACCAGAGATGTGGAAAAAAACAATTTATCATTTGATGAATGGTATTCTTTTAAAACAAGAATCAAAAAAATTAATGAAAAAATTAAAAATGGGGAAGCATCTTCTAATGTTAATAAACATATAAAAAAAGATATCAAAAAACATAGCGATGACTCTGAAAATTTAACATTAGCAGAAAATGAAATTTTGGAAATGCTGAATAACTTAAATTTAGATGTAAGCATTTCGCCTAGATATAAAGAAGAATCATACTCTGAAAGAATATGCAGAGAAGCGGAAGAGCTAGCTCGCCGCGCCCATATTGGTCAAACTCGCCATAATGGAAACCCTTACATTCATCATATTGAAGATGTTGTTAACATAATTAAATCTAATAGTAATAGCAACACCGCTGAAGCAATTATTGTTGCATGGTTACACGACGTTATTTCAACCACTTCTTACACAAGTGAATTTTTATTAGAGCAATCTTGGGTAACTAAAAGAATGCTTAATGCTATTGAAGAAATTGAAATTGGTTATTTTGAAACATATCAACAGTATGTTAACAGATTAAAAGAAAATAATTTAGCTTGGGTCGTTAAGTTAGCAAAGCTTATGTCTCTTATGGATAATAATCCGACACAAGATGAGCAATTTGAGATTGAAACATTTTGCGATTATCTTGAAGATGAGCCGTAAAATAACTAAATAAAAAGATTTACATTCTTATTAATATGTGGTATAATTAATCATATGAATAAGGAAGCTAAAGAAAGTATTAAGGTATTACGAGAGTGTGCCGAATTACAAACTGCTAAATCAAGAGATTATCAAAATCCTAACAGCCGAATTAAACAAGCTGATTATTATCCACGAGGCATCGCATCTATCTTAGATATTATTTACGCCAAAACTCTTAGAATGTATTCGGTTCTAGAAGCTATGGAATCTGATACTGGATATGAGCCAAACTTTGAATCTCTTGAAGATTCTGGTAAAGATCTTATTAACTATGCGTCGTTCTTAGTAGCTTATATGAGACATGGCGTAGATGGCCAAGATGTTAATAAAGATTTTTTAAATCGAAACGGAAACAAATAGATATATTATGAGAATCGGCATCGGCAAGATTGGTAAGTCTGTATTATTCAATAGTAAAAATTGGGGCGCTGTTGGCGGTGACAATGAAGCTCCTATTTTATATGAACACCTAATAACACAAAACCCTGAGCATACTTTTGTTATGCTTGGCGCTAGTGACTTTGATAGATTATCTATTGCCGAGCAAGAACGGATTAACGTTCATGGTAATTTCATATATGCTTTCTCTGGGTTTTCCGAATGGCGAAAAAATCAATGGGATAAATCTAAAGCTCAACACCCTTCAAATGATAGGCAAGAGTTTATGGAAAACATTATTATTCCAAATCCAAAATTTGAAATTGATGCTGGTGTTTTTATGTGCGGTCAAGTTGCAACTTCTAATGTTGGGGGTTGGGCTCGTAAACAAACAGATCATACTCAATTAGCAAAGCCACTTGATGTTCAACGAAAGTACGCAGGACCAACAATTCATTATCTTAATAAGTATAAAGAAGTACCTTGGTTAATGTTATTAAACGATCCTCGCCTTTATCCTGGGAAGATGAGAGACCTAATGAATCCTCCTAGGAAGATCTTTTCACAATATAATCAAAAGTGTTTACACCGTAATAGTATTGAATATGATAGCCCTGTTAGGGAAATAACAGAAATAGAACAATTATATAAAGGTATTGAAACTACATTTTTAATTGGAAAAGAAAAGGGTAAATCTATTCAAGAAGCACCAAACACATTAGATAGTTTCTTTGGTGAGCCTGAAGAAAAGACAACTGAAAAAGATATTAACTTTATGATTGTTTGTAATGAGGGCAAACCATCGCGTTATCCTGATTTGAAAAAATATATTTTAGAACATGTCGATGATGTTGATATTTACGGACAATGGAACTCCGATACAATTGGAGATGACTCTCGATTCAAAGGACCTAAGAAGTTTAACGATTTAATGAGAATGTTGCCACGAGTTAAATATACTTTTTGTATTCCAATTAAAAAGGGTTGGGTTACCGCAAAGTTTTGGGAAATGGCTCATTATGGAATTATACCATTCCTGCATCCAACCTATGATCAACAAAAACATTTGGATGTACCTGATTTTATTAGAGTAAAAGATTCTAAAGATCTTTTTAATAAAATTAAATTCCTTGAAGAAAACCCTAAAGCTTATCAGCAACTTCGCGATCAGTTAGATGATATTCTTAAAGAAGAGTATTATGATGGGAGTTATCTCAATGATTTGATCCTAGGTAAATTAACTGAACTAAATAAAAGTAATGCATAACAAAAGAATAGTTTTAGACTTTGATGATACACTCGCTTTAACAACAAATCGCGATTGGGAACATGCTGAACCAAACATAGAGTTAATTCAAAAGGTTAATTCTTTATATGACGATGGGTGGGAGGTTGATATTTTTACGGCACGAGGATCTATCTCTTGTAAAACTCGAGAAGAAGCTAAAGAAAAGTATGCCGGCCAAATCAAAAAGTGGCTAAAGAAAAACGGAGTCAAGTATAGGTCTCTAAGTTTTGACAAACCACTCGCTGCATACTATATTGACGATAAAGGTATCTCTCCTGAACTTTTCCTTAAGACTGATATTAGACAACTCGATGGAGGTTTGTCTGGTGCTGATATTTTTACTGATGGAACATATGTTCATAAAACAGATAAGAATGCTCACAAAGTTAATGAATGGTATTCACAAGTAAAGAACTATATTAATACACCTGAAGTTCTAAGACTTGTTGGTGAAACTTTAACAATTGAGTATATACAACATGACAAAAGTTTCTTCAAGAATAATTTCCACCGTGCAATCGGAATTATTCAAGAAAGTCTTGAAGATTTAAAGGAGATTGATTCGCCTGAAGATTCTCTTGAATTTTCTGATTATGTTGCGCGGATTTATTCGCACTCTGATATTTCTGGTGAGTCATATTTTAATACCATATGTGATTCTCTTAAGTATTTAAATCTTAAACGTTCATTTTCTCATGGCGACTTTGGAGTTACAAATATGTTATTTAAGAGTGAGACTCTTTACTTAATTGACCCTATTCCCGATGTGTTTGGCTGTACCGAAATTGATGCAGCTAAATTCTGTGCGAGCCTTATCGTGAATCAATATGATAACGACATAGTCAATAACTCGATCTCAACATTATCTATGTTTAATTCTATTAATCAGACCGACTTTAAAATTCTTATTGCGGCTGAACTCATTCGAGTTTTTAAATATCATCCTAATAACCAAATCATTTCTAAAGCAGTTAAAAACATATGTGTATTATGAACAACATTTTAATAATAAGTAACAAACCTGAACGGCTCGAATCGTTCATTAAATATTACAACATTTTCAATGAACCGACTGATATAGTTCTAAATGTAATACTCGATGATCGTTATCAAACATATGATCTTAGTGATACTATTAAGGATAATTATAACATCTATTATGCGTCTGATGCGGTTAAGCAATTGGTTCCAAGATTATCTGATCCTGAGACCGCGGAGATTATCCTTGACAAATTCCGTTTGTCAATTAAGCTTCTTGTTATTTTATATGCTCATGAAGTACTAGGTATGGAAAAGGTTTGTATGATGGACGATGACACGTTCCTTATTCAACCTATTGATAGTTACTTCGAAAATGATTATGTTTTCTATAATGAAAGAGTACTTGGTCGCATGTCTGTTGCTGTCGAGAATCTTATGACAGGAATCTACAGTGATCTTGTGGATGTTCATAAAATGAATACTAAGCCCCACTTTACTTTAAACTCAGGTCAGGTAATACATACAAAAAATCCAAATCTATTCAAGTTTATTGATAGAGCGTTCTGTTCAGACTTACTTAATGTCGTATGTGGAGCTATCGAGAAGTATAAATCAAAGAAGAACTACCTGGGTAATATTCATCATCGACCAATTGGTGGAAAGTATTGGATCATGGAACAAAACGTCTATGCTGTTTACTTCAGGTGGTTAACCGAGAATGGTTATGCTGTAAAAGAGTTTCCAAGAAATGAGTTTAAGCTATACGAAGGCCTTCTTAAACCAAATTATACAATGGACAGAATTAGAAAACTTCCAAAATTTTTACATTACCTTCCTACAGATAAGTCACCGTTATATGATACGGTCGCAAAGCAGCTTGACAGAATCATAAATAAAGAAATACATGTTCCTAGATAAAAATAAACTACCAAATGATGCTAAGATTGGCTTCACCTGTTCAACCTTCGATTTATTACACGCCGGTCATATTGTGATGTTGCAAGAAGCAAAATCATTATGCGACTATCTTGTATGTGGTCTATTAATTGATCCAACTGTTGACCGCCCTGATTCTAAAAACAAACCGATCCAATCTCCATTTGAAAGGTACGTACAATTATCGTCATGCCGATATGTCGATGAAGTTATACCTTTCACGACTGAGCAAGAAATAGTTGACATCATATTAACTATAAATCCTGACATCAGAATTGTTGGCGAAGAATATCGAGACACGGATCACACAGGAAAGGGCTTATGCCCTGTACATTATAATAAAAGAAAACATTCATTCTCTTCGTCAGATCTTAGAGACCGAGTAATAAAATCAAATATATAATTATATAAAACACACGCCTATTACATCATGATGATCATGATAGGCAAAGCATAATAAAAATTTAAGTAAAAAAATATTAAAATAAAATGAAAAGTGAAATAACATATGGCAGTATCGTGCCTTTAATCGGAGGAGAAAGTTTAGGAATTCAAAATGTTCTTGATGGTAAACATCCTGAATGGGTAATGTCATATCGAGCTTTTGAAGCTAATGATGCCCATTATATGAATCATATTAGAAACCAAGGGTATGAAGGAGATTATGTATTTCTTGATGAAACTCATGGTTATAAAGCAAAACAAGTAGATGTAGTAAATACGGTTTGCCCTTGCGCAGGTTTATCATCCTTATCACCAACATCAAATGCTAAGAGTGCTACAAACGATTGGATGTATCATACGGCCGAGCATGTTCTTGAAAATATTAAACCAAAAGTATTTTGGGGAGAGAACGCGCCAAGACTAGCGATGTCAACAGGAGCTCCGGTTGTCGATAAATTAAAAGAAATTGCTAAGAAATTTAATTATACATTTAGCATTTACAAAACAAAAAGTCTGGTGCAAGGTTTTTCTCAAGTTCGTGATAGGACGTTCTATTTCTTTTGGAAAGACGATTCTGTTCCACTCTTTGATTATATCCATCGACCAAATCAAAAAATTGAAGATTTATTAAACGCCGTTGTAAATGATCCGGAAGATCCTATGAGCGAAGTTCTTAATAAAGATATTCCTTCAGAGTTTTGTTTATATAATTATATTCTCAATGAAATTCATGGCGGTATTTCTCATGCTGAGTTTGTAGATAAGCATTTAGAAAAATCATCAAATGCGTTTCATTATATTGAAAATAACGATTCATATGATAAACTAATCCCATGGCTACAAGAAAAGGGAGAAGATCGTTGGGCTGCTACAATTGGTCGAATGAATGAAAAAATTAAAAATGGCAAAGGAGTAATGAGAAGAACTGTTACATGGCCCAAGGATTATATTGGTGCTTTTGTTGGCCACCTCCCACAATGGCTTACTCATCCAACTGAAGATCGTTATTTAACGGTTCGCGAGTGTATGGAAATTATGTATTTGCCTAAAGACTTTCAATTACTTAATACTAAACAATGGAATCATATTTGTCAAAATGTTCCTGTTAAGACAGCCGAAGATATGATGGGCCAAATTGTAAAATATTTACAAGGTGATCTTGATAAAGTAAATACCACATATATCTTACAAGATAATAAAAGGCAGAGGTGGGAAGCTGAACAAGAATGTGAAACCGCTTCATTAGAAGACTTCACATAATAATAATATTTAATGATTTACATTCATTAAAAAATAGATTATAATATTAACAGCAACAAAATAAAACTATATGTCATTACTAGATAAACTAAAAAAGAACTGCCGAGTAAAAGAAGCCGACGTCCTAGCCGATAGCCAATTTTACGCGGAGAAGGATATGATTCCAACACCAGTGCCGATGATTAACGTCGCGCTTAGTGGAAAAATGGATGGGGGTTTAACAAGCGGGTTAACCGTATTGGCTGGGCCTTCTAAACACTTTAAAACTTCATTTGCTCTACTAATGGCAAGTGCTTATTTAAAACAACATAAGGACGCGGTTCTAATGTTTTATGATTCAGAGTTTGGTTCTCCGCAAGCATACTTTGAAAGCTTTGGTATTGATATTAACCGAGTACTTCATATTCCTATTAAGAATGTCGAAGAACTGAAGTTCGATATGATTAACCAATTTGAAGATCTAGATCGCAAAGATAAAGTTATTGTTATTATTGATTCGATTGGTAACCTTGCATCTAAGAAGGAGATGGACGACGCTATTAACGAAAAGAGTGTCGCTGATATGAGCCGAGCAAAATCCATTAAGGGTTTATTCCGAATGGCTACTCCTTACTTAACAATGAAAGACATTCCTCTGATTGCAGTTAACCATACATATCAAGAGATGGGGCTGTTTCCAAGAGCGGTTGTATCAGGAGGAACTGGAATTTATTATTCAGCAGATACCATTTGGATTATTGGTCGTTCACAAGATAAAAAAGGAACAGAGATTCAAGGTTATCACTTTAACGTTGTAGTTGAGAAAAGCAGATTTGTTAAAGAGAAAAGCCGTATTCCAATTACAGTGAGTTGGGAAGGTGGAATTCAAAAATGGAGTGGCCTGCTTGATGTTGCGATTGACGGAGGTTATGCTACAAAACCAAAGAACGGATGGTACATGGCAAATAACCCAGAGACGGGTGAAGAACTGCATCCTGTTAACCGTCGTGCCGCCGACACTCTTAATAAAGAGTTTTGGGAACCTATCTTTGAGAAAACTGACTTTGCCGATTTTATTAAAAACAAATTTACGATTGGTTTACATGATATGTCAGGTGATGAAGCTGAAGTGGTTGTAGATGCCGCTCTTGAAACTGAAACTATTGAAGAAGATGCTTGAAGAAGGATCAGACTATGAAATTGTTTCCCATGGTAAAATTAAAGACCATGCTTCAATTAAAATTCTTAAAGGAGAATATGAAGGCGTCCAATATAGTTATGGGAAAATCTCATTTGAATTAAAGGACGTTGATGGTATGGAACTGCCAGTATTAAAGTTCATTTATGAAATTGATAAACATCCTGAAACAATAGAAAAAGAAACCTTAGAAAAAGACCAATATTTTACATCTTATATTGGAACTATATTAGATAAAATATTAATAGAACAAGGTCAAACAGATAAGCATGAATAAATCTTTCGAGGAAATTATATTAACAAATTTAATTAATAATGAGAAGTTTTGTAGAAAATCATTACCTCATATTAAATCAGAATATTTTGATAACCAAGAAAAAGCAGTTTATGATTTAATCGTTAACTTTATTTCTAAGTATAACAAACTGCCAACAAGTAACGTTCTTTTAATTGAACTTCAGAATTCTGAATATAGTAATCGTAGCGATGTAAATGAAATATATCAAACAATTACTAATTTAGAACAAGCTGATAATAGCGATGAAGATTGGTTGTTAGAAAGTACTGAAACATGGTGTAAAGATCGAGCAGTTCATAATGCAGTAATGGAAAGTATTTCTATTATTGATGGAAAGAGCCCAGATAAAAACGAAGGTATTATTCCAGAGATTTTAAGTAAAGCTCTTTCCGTAACATTTGATACGGCGGTTGGCCATGATTATATTGGCGATGCTGAATCTCGATTTGATTTTTATAATAGAGATGAAGAGAAGTTACCATTTGATTTAACAATGTTTAATGAAATCACCGGCGGTGGTTTACCTAATAAAACATTAAACATTATCCTTGCAGGAACTGGTGTTGGTAAGAGTTTGGCTATGTGCCACCTTGCTGCAGATGGAATTTCTCAAGGAAAGAATGTTCTTTATATAACAATGGAAATGGCTGAAGAGCGTATCGCTGAACGTATTGATGCTAATTTGTTTGATGTAAGGATTGATCAACTTGATACGCTTTCCCGTGAAAACTTTAATTCTAAAATAAAGAAAGTTTCTGATAAAGTTAAAGGTCAGTTGATTATTAAGGAATACCCAACTGCTGGAGCTCATGTTGGTCACTTCAGAGCTTTGATAACAGAGCTTAAAATGAAGAAACAATTTGTACCAGATGTTATCTTTATTGATTATCTAAACATTTGTGCTAGTAGCAGAATTAAAGGTTTAAGCGGAGGCGTTAACACCTATTCTTTAATTAAAAGTATTGCTGAAGAAGTTAGAGGATTGGCCGTTGAGTGTAATGTTCCAATTTGGAGTGCTACTCAGGTTACTCGTTCTGGATTTAATAATTCCGATGTTGACTTAACTGATACATCAGAAAGTTTCGGCTTACCTGCCACAGCTGACTTAATGATTGCTTTAATTAGTAATGAACAGTTAGAAGGAATGAATCAAATAATGGTAAAGCAATTGAAGAATCGTTATAATGATCCAAGTAATAATAAACGGTTTGTCGTTGGAGTAGATAAATCTAAGATGCGTTTATATGATGTTGCTGACCCAACTCAAGATATATTAGATGATTCTAAAATAGCAGGAGCACAAGTGGGTAATAGTGATGCCATGCATAACATTGGTAAGAACGTAGACTTCTCTGGTTTTAAAGTTTGAAACTTTATAAATAACTAAAATTACTATTACACTAAATGGATATTAACAAACTAAGATTTAAGGATTTCGTATTAACTGAAGGTATTTCATCAGGCTCTATTGAGAAAGCTACCTTTTTAATGATTAAGTATTTAAAAAAGAAGACGGGTTTAAACCTTTTCGCAATGCCAGAGCTAGAGCAATATAAAGGATCTGCTGGTAAAGGATTTGGTTTACGTTTGTTCGCTAATAAGAATGGTATATCCGTTCGATTAAACTTCTCTTCAACAAGAGCTCAAACGAATGCATTAACCGGATTTGATGTTTGGTTAGGAGACGGTAAACCATCAACACGAGTTGAGTTTGCTAATATGACAAGCGTTGTTAAAATCCTTCCTATTGTTGCTGAAATCATTAATAACAAAGGTTCAAACAGTAAAGTAGTTTATACTATTCCAGATGGAGTTCCTTTAAATGAAGGATACGCATATGGAACAGATTCCATTCTTTTAAAAGAAGCAGCGGGAGCTGGTGATGTTCCAGCAATGTTTGATGATATTGTTGATATGATTGTATCTCCTAACTTTTCAAAAGGGAAGATCTATAGGAAATATAAAAGTGCTGGAGTTAAAGTATTCGAAGCTCTTGAAGAAGTATATCCAAAGAACATTACCAAGCAAGGCGTTAAATATGTATTTGACGGTAAGCCTGCAGTAGTACAAAAGATCAAGAAAGATAAATCTAAAATTCTTGAAATGATTGGCGCTAACGAAGGTAAAGTAACTAAAGGGAGTGCTAAAGAAACATATGCTGATAATTCAAATGCAGATGAGCTTTTAAATGATAGAGAACGATTAAGTTTTGAAGCTCAGTTAGAAGATCTTGAGAATCTATTGAAACTAACCGTTAATGGCGCAGCGAACGCAATCTTTATTGCTGGGCGTGGCGGAGTTGGTAAAACGTTTACTACAGAAAAGATTCTTGGTGAAATGGGTTATAGAGATGGAGCTGGTTACTTTAAGAACACTGGTTCTGCTAGTGCGGCTGGAATGTATTCTCTATTATTTAAATATAAGAATGAAATTATCTTCTTCGATGATAGTGACGATGCTCTTAAAGACCAAGAAAGCCGTAACCTTTTAAAAGCTGCAACCGATACCAAAAAGATTCGTAAACTCGTTTGGAACAAGATGGGTAAGAATGTTGCAGAGCCTGATGAAATGACTGACGATGAAATCCTTGATGCTGGATTAATTCCACGTTACTTTGAATTCACGGGCAAGATCATCTTTATCTCTAACCTTAAGATGAACAAGCTTGATCCTGATGGCGCACTAAGAACTCGAGCATTTATTATTGATATTGATCCAACCGAAGGCGAAATTTACGACTTTATGGATAAGATTGTCGGTAAGATTTCTTTAGAAGAAGGTTTAACTCTTGATTTAACAGAACGTAAACGAGTAGTTGATCTATTAAGAAAAGGAAAAAGTAAGCAATCATCAAACCTTCGTAAGCTATCCCGTGGTTTAAATATGGCCGCTGGAGCTTTAAAAGCAGGTGTTGCCGTTGCCGATAAAGAGTTGGCTCGTATGATTGAAATTTACGCTTAATAAATAATAATATGAAATCATTTCAAACTTTCTTAATTGAGGGAACCAAGTTAACTCCCCGTGAATTAAAAAAACCAGCTACTGGAGGGCCGAACTCTGGAGTTTCTCGCCTTGAAATTCTTTCTAATAAAATTAGAAAACAAGAACCTTTAACTTTAGCAAATGGTAAAACGTTTATTGTGACTGATACTGCTGGAGCTTTATCTTCTATTGAACAATTTAGAAAAGACGGAATGGCTTTTAAACTAATTGGAAAAAGCGGATCGGAAATTTCATCGTCGGATCTATTAAAAACGCTTGAGTTTGGTGGTGGTACTGGAGCTGGTGGTGGAACAAAAAATACAGCAATTGGAGAATCTGCTCAATGTGTATGGATGGCCGCAATGGTTGAAATTGGATATGATAAACCAATTGAAAGTTTTACTGATGAAGTATTAACTAAAGCGTTTAAAAAGGTAAGTGTTGGAAAAACTTCGTTAAAAGATATTTTAAGTATTGATGAGAGTTGGAAAACATCCTCATATTTAACAGCACACTTCGCAATTAAAGAGCGTCTTATTGAAAGAGGTATGACTTTTCATAGAGATGATTCTCTTATGAAAGAAATTTATAAAGCTAAAAACACAGCTTTTAAAAATAACGATTTTAAACCACTTACAGATGATAAATGGAACCCAGGCGATATTTGGGTGGCTGATTCTGACTTTAAATTATCAGAATTAAAAACTGATACACTAGAAGGATTTAATGATGATATACTCGACTTATATTTACAAAAGAGACTTGTTGGTATTTCATTAAAGAAAGTTTCTAAAGCAGTAAAAGGAGTTGAAAAAAATGTTACTCGTCCACCAGAAACTGAAGATTACAAATTTGTAGCAGGCCATATTAAAGCGTTAACACGAGGAGAATGGTATACAAGTAAAACTAATTATATTACTTATATGGGCGGGCAACTAGATATTAGAGCAAACACCGGTTTTGGTTCTCATAAAGTAGAAATTAAAGGTAAAGGCGCCAGAGGAGGCGGAGCTTCTTGGGGCGTTATGTCTGATGCTGCTAAAAGAATTTATCGAAAAGAACTTCCAAAAAATAATAAAATGAAAAAAGATGCTAAACTAATAGCATCTGGTGATAAAAGAGCAGTTCAAAATTTTACTAAGTTATTACAAACCGTGGATAAAAAAATATCCAATGCAGAAGTAATAGAAAAATTAGCAAGTCTTGGCAAAAACGCTGATATATGGGTTCACGGTAAACTAGGTGGCCTTTATGTATTACAATTAATATCAAAAGGTGGCCAAAAGGCAAATAAGTTTATTACTCAGATAATTAACTATGCTGGTAGTTCTACTTCAGACTCAAGCGCATATATTATTCTAAAAGAGAAATAATATTATTAGTATCAAATGAAGATATTAACATTCATACTAATAGTTATAGTACTAACCTCATGTGGCATTGCGCCTCCTGAGTGTATGATTGGGCATTAATTAATCTTCGACCCAAACCGCGGCCAAAGATACTCGAGCAAGACTTTCAGTTGATTGCACAATAAATGAAATGCTGCTATTTGGTGGAACTACAATTCTTAGATCCCCAAGATTAATCGAAGAACTTCCCCCGCCAGGTACTTCAAACATGTAAATTGGCAGATTGTTGTCAACTGTTGTGCTTACATCTCCTATAGTATCTGAATAATATACAGATGAATTTTCCTCGCTTCTTGTGTTATACTCAAGCTCAGGTAATCCATTAAAATTATAATATACTGATACAAGTACAGGCGTTCCAGCTGGATTTGTTAAGAATGCCGAATTAATATTTTTTAATAAAACTTCTCTAGTATTAATTTTATTCTTATAAATTAATCTATTATGTAAAGTTAATACATGATGATAATCATCTGCAGATAAGTTAGGGTTTTCATCATATGTAATTGATGTAGCAGTTGGCAGTTTTGTATTTTCTATTAAACCTTCAATTGCGCCTAACATAGAACCACCTGATACATAAATATCAGTTCCAGTTCCACCTAAACTTGCAGCAATCCATCCAACCTTTAACGATGGGTTATCAACGTGAACATCATCATAATTATTTGCATATTTTATTTCATGGAAAACAATCATGTCTCCATTTAACGGGTTTTCAATAGAGAATCTAATTTGCCCAGCACCAAGCCATCTAAAATTAATTTGGAAAACGTTTAATTTAGTTGGATTTAATATTGCTCTACTATAACCATTACCATCAAGAGTATCACCATTAAAGTCTTCTTGGTATGTCCAATTATTAGTATGATTTACACCACCTTGAAGAACTGAAAGAGTAGCAGTAACGCCAGTTGAATCTGTATCAGAAAAAGAAAATGTTCCGGTTTTAGGCCCAACCCCAGTTGATAAAAAACAAACTTTATCAGCAACATATTCTAAAATCCAAAAATCACTTATAATACCATGATGTATTTTTCTTGCCACATCATTGGCAGTATCTCCTGCTAAGACTGCAATAACAAAATCTTCATCATTTAATGTTACGGTAATATTTCCAGATGTTGTGGCTGAATTACTAATAACAATATTATGAATATGGGCTTTACCTTTATTCTGTAAAAGAACTCCAAATTTATCACCATCAAAGCCAACCTGTATAGCTTGCTCTTGCGCAAAGAATCCCGCTCTTTGAGTATAACCGATGGCTCCTTCTGTAAATTGAGCAGTGAACCGTGTTAACGCGCCCTGCCCTGGTCTATATCTTACTGCTCTTTTTGATCTAATAACGCCATAACCACCCAATGAAGTTCCGGTTCTACATTCTAGTAAAGTGTTTGAGGCTATTGCAGATCCACTCTCAGATTCATAAGACTCAAATAGTCTTTCATCTAAACCATATAAACCATCCAATTGAAATACCGGCGTAATAGGAACACTCACATGTTCTCCAAATACGCTTACTGCTGAAGCGCTTGATGTTTTAACTGGATTACCATATTCATCAACCGCTAATGACGCCTCAAAAAGCGAGGTATTATCATTAAGATAATTTTGAGAGGTTCTATTCCACTGGGCCATACTTTTATTTATACAAATAAATAACTTTATGAAGAGGATACGGGTATATGGTTGTTTGGACAAACCTAAGTTAAAAAAAGAAATACGTGAAGCTGCGTCTCTTTTTATTCAAGATCTTTTACCACGTAAACGCAAGTATGATATAACAATAACAATATCTTCAGGTTTATCTAAAAAAGTAGGATCCTTTGGAGAATGCTGGTCATGGTCTCGTAATGAATATACAGTTAAGATCGACGGATCTCAAACAAAGGAAAATATTTTTAAAACACTTGCTCATGAATTTGTACACGTTAAACAATTCTCAGTTGGAGAATTAAAATTCTTAACTAAATTTGATGTTTGGCAAGGAACCGTATATTACCATGGAGCTAAATACGAAACTCTTCCATGGGAAAGGGAAGCAACTCAATATGAAAAAATTCTATATAACAAACATATTGTCAATAAAAGACAATTATAAATACTAAATAAATGAAGTCCTTTAAAGAATATATTGGTGAAGCTGCTAAAACACAAAAGCAGTTCATTGCTCACCTTGATAAAATGCCACCACTCAAATTTCTTGAACTTGCAAAACGTCTTGATAAAGAAATGGGCGGAGTTCTTTCAAAGGATAATGCTGAGATCAGAGAGAAGATGGATGGTTCAGCTCTTCGTATTGGTTTAGATGAGAAGGGGCGATTCTTTGCTCAAACTTCTACATCGCCTTCATTTTTTAACTTTGGCGATTTTAGAAAGCGTTTTTCTAAGCATGGTGAAGAAGCCGCACTTATGGGAGACAAGTGGGATGATATTTTTAAAATGATAAAGAGTGACTCCAAGGTTAATGCCATTCTTAAAAAGTATAATACTAAAAACGGTATTAAGGTTGTTGGAGAGATTATGTATCCTCCGCTTGGTATTGATTTACTTGATAAAATGCGATTTATTCGTATTGATTATGAGAAGAAAAAACTTGGTTCTGATTATACCTTCGTTCCTTTTTACGTTATGGATAATGAAAATAACATACATCCAAAAGAAAAAGAAATCTTTAAAGAACTATACAAGATATCAAATTCTAAACGTAAATATGTCAATACCGTTGTTTTAAAGGATAAAGACATTAATATTAAAACGGATTTGAGTATTGTAAACAACGATCTTGTTAAGAAATATAAAAATTTAAATGATATATTGGTATCAAGGAAGCATATAGATCGTGAGTTAAAGGAAAAAATTAAAAACGAAATTTTACTTCTACAGCGTAAACTGGCCGCTAAAATTCTTTCATATGTTGATGGTGGTTTATTAGGAAAAGATTTTGAAGGTATTGTAATTAAACTCAGTGACGGATCACTAATCAAAATTATTTCTGATAAGTTTAAGAACACCACCTTTGATAAAAACCGCTAATAAATAATAATATAATGCTAGCATATAAACAATTTTTAGAAAATAAACGGCAGCTGTCTGAAGGTGGTAACGCTGTTAAAGGAGTCGGACCGATTAATCAAGAGAATTCTATTCCTACATATAATAAAATTCTTAGTGAGTTTTTGCCAAAGCTTAAACTTAAAGATAAGCATGTAGCGAGTCTTGGCTCTACTGGTAAAAAAGGACCAAAGCAAACCTCAGGCGATATTGATATTGCTCTTGATGCTACCGAGCTTTTAAAATCAAATAAGATTGACACATATGCAGATCTAATGGATTTTATTGTTGTTACAGTTAAATCTTTAGGATATGATTATAAAGATATGCGTAGTATTGGTATTGTTAGTATTGCATATCCAATTGTTAATGACGATAAGTTACAAGCAGATAAACTTGTTCAAGTAGACTTTATGGTTGTTGAAAATCTTAAACATGCAACATGGGCTTTTCACAGTCCTTCATATCTTGAGTCCAATCTAAAGGGTTTATATAGAAACGAATTAAACTTTGCTGTCGCTAAATATGCTGGATTTAAAGTAACTGAAAGAGACAAAGAAAGCAAAGAAGCCGTTACATGGCAGCGCTTTTGGTGGGATATTAAACGAGGCTTAAGTAAAGGAACACAAACTCGATTAAGTGCAAAGACTGGTAAAATTGTAAAAGGCACTAGACCGTTAACAAAAAACGATATTTCTGATGAGCCTGATGATATTGTTAAGTTCCTATATGGAGAGAAATATAAAGCAAGAGATATTTTAACTTTTGATGATGCTCTTAATGCTATTATGAGTAATGATTTTCCTTATAAGAAACAAAGGAAGACTATTTTAAAAGCTGCATCCGAATCTATACAAAAGAAAGGCTTCCCTATTCCGAAGCAAATGGCCAAATATATATAACATATAACAAACGATGGAAGAATTTCAAAAAAACGATATGGCTGAAGGCCGCTCATGGAAATCTATAGGACACTATACCGCAGATGGTAAAGAGTGGGCTGGAGATCAACATGCGCATAATGGTCAAATAATGACTGGTAAGACGCATGATAAAAATAGTGTTTACTTATATCATTATAAAGAATTATCTGCTGAAGTGAGAAAAAAAATCGATGCAGAAATTGAAGAAGCAGAAAAGGATTTACGCTTACGTGACCTTGAAGTTGTTGATCCAACCGATGGCAGTTGGGGCGATGAAATGGGCTTCTTAAATCGTCGATATATGAAACGTCATAATTCGTATGTTACTGAAGATTCCGAAGACGAATGCTATAGTGAAGCGTTAACCGCTATTCAACGAATTAAGCGTAGAGCGATAATGCGTAAAAGCAAAGCGGCTATTGCTCGTGGCCGACGTCGTTCTGAAAAGAAAAAACCAACACTTAAGGTAATGAAGAATAGAGCTTTGAAAGCTGCTAGGAACCTTTTATTTAAAAAGTTGGCGGGTCAACGATCAAAAGATGAGTTGAGCTTTTCTGAAAGATCTAGAATTGAAAAGGTTCTATCAAAAAAACAAGGGAAGATCAAAGCGATTGCTAAAAAGATTTTACCAAAATTAATCCAAAAGGAAAAAGCGAAGCGTGCTAAAAAAGCAGCAGAAAAGAAATAATGAAATCATTTAAAACATTTATTAAAGAAAAGGAAGTCAAAACATTGGTGACTACCTTTGGCCGTTTTAACCCGCCACATGTTGGACACGCCGTAAACTTTAAAGAGTTAGCAGCAGCAGCTAAAAAAGAAAAAGCGGATTATAGAATTTACTCTTCGCAGTCGCAGGACGCTAAAAGGAATCCATTAGGATATGAAGAAAAAATTAAATTTCTTAGAAAGCTTTTTCCTCAACACGCTCGTAGTATTTACTTAGACAAAAAGGTTAAAAACCCATTTGATGTTGCTAAACAAGCTTATGCAGATGGTTATGAGAAACTTGTTATTGCGGTTGGGCCAGATCGTGCGAACGAATTTAAAGATATGTTATTGAAATATAACAAAGAAGGTGGTATATTTTATTTTCCTGCCGGTATTGAAATTGTTGATACTGGAAAGGGTAAAAGGATTTCAAGCGCCACTCTTATGAGAAAGTCTGCAGAAAATAATGACCTTGCAACCTTTGCTAAAAATCTTCCTAAAACCTTTAAAGAAGTTGAAAAGTTATTTAATGCAGTAAGGAAAGGAATGGGTTTAAAAGAATCTACCAACTTCCGCAAACATATTGATATAAATCCAAATGAAGCGCGTGAGCGTTTTTTCAATAAGGAAATCTTTAATGAAAATGATAAAGTTATAAGTATAAAGGATAATAAAACTTATACTATTAAAGAGCGCTTTAGTAATTACGTTAGCGCAGCTGATGGCACCACTATTAAAAAGTTTTTTATAACAGATATAATCCCTATTAATGAAAACCCTTAAACTTATAATTTTATCTAGCTATATTTTTATTGGGACGTCGTGTGTTCGTCCTCACTCAATAAACCTGCAAATGGAACAACTTCCAGCCGAAGAATTAGAAACAACTTTAAACCTTAAATGGAAACTTTAACAAACAAATAAAATGAAAAAACTAACAGATATTTTAGAAAACAAAAATGTTATCTTAGACGAGAATAGCGACGCTAGCTTAGAAATCCTATTAAACGAAGCCGAGGCAAAACCGCCAGAAAATACTGACGTTGGTATTGTTCTTTCAAGACTATCAGATATGATTTCAATGTCAGATGATTTGTATGATACTGCATCTTCCCTTGAAGAAATTGATAAGGAAACCGCCGATACTGTTGAATCCACATATAATTCTATTGATGAGTTATACGCGATGTTTGATGATAAGTATGATATCTTTAGATCTGATTTTGATATGGGAGATATTGAAATGGATGAAGATTTCCGTATTAGTTTAGATGATCTATTAAATGAAGCAACTGATGAGTTATCAGAAGCATTTTTACGTTTGCCTGGCCATTTTATTAATAATGAATTATATGGAGTAGAACGAGATCTTAATACTTTTATTAAGGGTTTGCAAAATGGTAATGATGTTAATATGAAAGAGCTTAATAAAATCATTAAGATATTACAAAGCGCTAAGAAGGAAGTTAAGAAATTCAATAAGCCTGAAGATGTTCCTGTTAGTTTTCAATATAAAAAAGAATCTATTGACATTAATGAGTATTTCTCTAAAGCTGACTTGAAACTTATTGATAAGATGTATGACAAGAAGGGTAACCTTACTCCATTCGGAAGAAAGGTAATGAATCATGGTAAGAAGCCAGGTGATAAAGGTTATATCGAAGAAGCAACCCGTCGAAACCAAGGGCTTACTGATTTATTCCATAACCTTGCTGCAGTTGAAAGACAACTACGTCCTAACAGCCCTATTCACAGGTTAGTTGAAAAGACTGCTGAGGGTAATTATACTGCAGAATTTAAGAAGATGCAAAAATTGGTTGCTCCTCTTGTTAAAATGTGGGATGACATTGAAGCGGACTTAGACACAGACTACCCTCGTGAATCTATTGAAGAAGCTGGAGGTGATTGGGTTGTCGTTGATTTAAATACTAAGAAGGTTACGTATGTTAAATCATATGACGCTGCTTCAAAGTATGTGAAGAAGAACGGTGGAGTAATTGCAAGCGCTGAATATTATGTTGATAACAAAAAGAAGTTTGAAGATACCTCGTTTGAAGGAGAGCCTCTTGATGAAGCAAAACAAAAAACAATTGAGGAAGACAAGTATACTGATCTTGGTTTAAGCGTATCCCATACTCTAAACATGGCTCAAACCTTTTGGTATAAGTTAGGCGGTAAAGCTCAAATTGATCAAAAGAAATATGCTAAGCTTGAAGCTGATTATGTTAAAAGAGGTAAAGTAAAAGTAAAGCTTGATGATATTGGTAAAGTTACATTCAAGAATGTAACACACCATCTGACATTTAAAGATAAGAGTAAAGCAATGTTCCACGTTTCTGATAAACCTGGCACACCAACCGTAATCGGAAACTTCGATGCTCTTGGTGTTAACGGTAAGCGCGGTAATATGTTCCATTCTGCTATTAAAGATAGAGATCTTGATTTAACATTTACAGAATCCATCGAAGAAGCCGTTTCTAGTTCAGCACTTTCCATTCTAAAGAAGGTCGGTTTTAAAGAAGCTCCAGTAGATAAGACAACAACAAAGGTCGTTAATTCTCTTTCTGGTAAAAAACTTAAACTGACTCAACTGTTTGGTATATCAATGCGAGCTGGTAAGTGGGCCGATATCTTTGTCGGGACTACCGAAGATGGCAAATATTTTGTGGTTGATCCATCTGGAACTACTATCTTTAATAAAGAATCTGAGTTAGTAACTGCTTTAAAGTCTGCCGCACTTGGTGAATCTATCAACCATTTTTTAAAGGGTGGTAAAGACCTTAATGACATCGTTGGTTAATCTCTAATAAGCCTTATATATAATTATATAAGGTTAATATGACAAAGGAAAATAAAAAATTAAATTTAAACAATTTCTCATTATACGCAGCTCAACATTATACTAATCCAAGAGTATTAAACGTTGACGAATTTTATGAAGATTTGAATAAATTTAAATATGTAAAAAAATTATTTACCAAATATAAAACTTCTGGCGACTTAAAAGAAAGATTAATATTAAATCATATAATTTCAATATATAATGTTTTTAACATTGAGGCGGCAACTAAAATGTGCTTTTTTAAAATGGATGAAGAATCTTATCCTGCGTTAAAAACATTCTTGTTATACTTAAACTATATTCAAGAGCATGAATTTATAAATATTCAATGTGATCTATACGTTGTAAAAAAACTAAATAAAATATAAAACTAGTGGGATTCTTATTCAAAGCAGCCGATACATTTTTTGCCTTACGATTTTTAAGGTTATTAACCATGCCCTGGACAAAAACTGGAGCGTTTCAAAATGGTATTATAGACAAAGATGGTCGGGTAATTAAAAAGCCAGAGACTCCTAAGGAAAAGGAAGTGTATAACTTGTTTCATAAATTAGTTTTTAATATTAAACGGTTATTAAATAAACTTCCATTTGGAAAATCAACTATTGCCAGTTATGCAGCCGGATTATATTTGATTAAGGAACATACCGGAATGTCAGAGCTATTAATGGGAGAGCTTCTAGAAGAAGCGTTTGGTTATAATCCAACAACCAATATTGATTTAAACGAAACCATTGAAGACTGCCAAATTCAATCTGGTAATTATATTTTAAATGAAAATTTGTTTTTTGCCAATGGCGATATGCTTGCTCCAATGGGAAATGCAACGCTGACAATTAATGAAAGCTCTACTAATATGATTGGAACTATATTTAATATTCCAATTTATAAAGCAAAGGATAATAAAACCGACCAATTCGTTTTGGTTACCACTAACAACATAACAAAAATATAAAAATGAATATTAACGAGACAAACGAAGATACGCCAAGTATGACGACATCTACTACAGCAACCACCGATGGAGGACCTTCTAAGAAAGGCTCATATAATCAATATAACCAAGGTGATAATTGGAAAATTTTTGATGTTGATACGGATTGCTTTGAAAAATTTAGAAGTGGACGTAAGAAGTTCGAAAGATGGGCCCGATTTTTAAACATGGACAATGAAACACATAAATCAATTTATGACTATGCTTCAAAGCATTCAAAAAATACTATAGTTTTGCGTTGTTCAGAATCAGGCGCTCTTCGTGCAATCAGGCGTCGTTCTAGCAACGGTCTGTAAATAACTACAGTTTGTTATTTACAAATCGCTCAGTTATGATATAATTATACTATCATAACGAAATCAACCCGTGCCTGTAATAAGCACAAAACCACAAAACTATAGTAACCTAAATGAGCAATCCCACAATCTTTGATGAGCAGGTAAGCAGAAAGCCTAATCATTATCCATGGACCGAAGCCTTTATTGAAAGCATGCACAATGGCTTTTGGACTGATAAAGAATTTAGTTTTAAAAGCGATATCCATCAATTTAAAACGGTCCTAACCGAACAAGAACAAGAGATTATTATTCGTGATCTAAGCGCGATTGGTCAAATTGAAGTTGCTGTAAAAACATTTTGGGCTAAGCTTGGAGAGAACCTTCCACACCCATCTCTACAGGATCTTGGTTATGTTATGGCCAATACTGAGGTTATTCATAACAATGCTTATGAACGTCTTATTTCTATTTTAGATATGGAGGATGTGTTTGAAGAAAATCTTAAATTAGATTTTATTCAAGGACGAGTTAATTATCTTAAGAAGTATACTCACCGGTTCTATAAAGATAGTAAAAAACAATACTTATATGCTATTACCTTATTTACTTTGTTTGTTGAGAACGTTTCGTTGTTTAGTCAATTCTACGTTATTAACTGGTTTGCTCGTTATAGAAACGTTTTAAAAGACACTGATCAACAAGTAAAATATACTCGTAACGAAGAGCGTATTCACGCAATGGTTGGCATAAAAATCATTAATACTATTCGTGAAGAACTTCCTGAGTTATTTGATGAAGAACTTGAAGAGCGTATTGTTGCTGCAGCGCATGAAGCATTTAAAGCTGAATCTAAAATTATTGATTGGGTTGTTAATGGTATTGACGAAGAAGGTTTATCTGCTCCACTTCTAAAAGAGTTTATTAAGAATAGAATTAATGCAAGCATGGGTGATATTGGTTTTCAAAAGCCATTTGAAATTGACGAAAAATTGCTTGAATCTACTATGTGGTTTGAAGAAGAACTTCATGGTAATAATATGACTGACTTCTTCCATAGCAGACCTGTTGAATATTCTAAAAAGAGCCAATCTTTTGATGAAAGCGACTTGTTTTAATATGTATATATAATTTAACAAATGATTGATAACGAATTAAACATTGAATGGCTAAATCGCGATTCTCGTAAATTTCTTGAAAGAGGTTACTTAATTGAAGGCGAAACACCAGAACAAAGGATGCGTGATATTTCTACTCACGCTGAAACACTTTTAGGTATTAAAGGGTTTGCTCTTAAATTTGAAGATTACTTACATAAAGGCTTTTATTCTCTTTCCAGCCCTATTTGGAGTAACTTTGGTAGAACTCGTGGTTTACCTATTAGTTGTTTTGGATCTTATATTGAAGATACTCTTGAATCTATAACAGGCCATAAGCTTGCTGAAATTTCAATGATGACAAAACATGGCGGAGGTACATCTGCTTACTTTGGCGCATTACGTGGACGAGGCGCAAAGATTGGCGAAGATCAAGGGACAAGCACAGGCGCTGTTCACTTCATGGAACTATATGATAAGTTGATGAATGTCGTATCACAAGGGAATGTCCGCCGTGGATCCTTTGCAGCATATCTTCCAATTGATCATCCAGATGTTGAAGAGTTTCTTAAGATCAGAGGAGACGGCCATGAGATTCAAGATATGTCAATTGGCGTTTGTGTATCAGACGACTTTATGAAAACAATGGTCGAAGGCGACAAAGAGAAACGTCGTATCTGGGGATTGGTTATCAAGAAACGTTTTGAAAGTGGTTATCCATATATCTTCTTTACGGATAACGTAGAAAATCAAAAGCCACAAGTTTATAAAGATAAAGATAAACACATCCATGCAAGTAACCTTTGTAATGAAATTTACTTAAGTGCTGATAAAGATGAAAGTTTTGTATGTAACCTCAGTTCATTGAACTTAGAAAAATGGGATGAGATTCAAGAGACTGATGCTATCGAAACATTGATTTATTTCCTTGACGCAGTAATGACAGAGTTCATTGATAAAACCGAAGGAATGCCATTTATGGATTGCGCCAGAAGATTTGCTAAAAACCAACGAGCTCTTGGATTGGGTGTATTGGGATGGCATAGTTATCTTCAATCTAAAATGATTGCATTTGAAAGTCTTGAAGCTCAGTTACACAATACTCAGGTATGGTCAACGATTCGAACAAAGGCTGATAAAGCAACTGCCGAACTTGCTGAGATATTTGGTGAACCTAAACTACTTGAAGGTTATGGTAAAAGAAACTCAACGACATTGGCGGTTGCTCCAACGACTTCTTCTAGCTTTATTCTTGGGCAAACCAGTCCAAGCATTGAACCACTTAATAGTAATTACTTTACAAAGGATTTGGCCAAGGGTAAATTCACATTTAAGAATTCACATCTAAAAGAATTACTAAGACAAAAGGGTATGGATACTCTTCAGGTTTGGAAAGACATCTTAGAGCACGGCGGATCTGTTCAACATATTGAAGGATTAACCGAAGAAGAAAAGGACGTATTTAAAACGTTCGGAGAAATAAGCCAAAGAGAGATTGTTCTTCAGGCAGCTCAACGCCAACAATTTATAGATCAAGGACAAAGTTTAAATATTATGATTCACCCTAAAGCGAAACCAAAGGACGTAAACGAACTAATGATATTTGCATGGGAGAATGGGATTAAAGGTATGTACTATCAACGAAGTGCAAACCCTGCTCAGGAACTGGCTAGATCGTTAATGACATGCAAAACGTGCGAAGGATAAAATAAAATGACAACAGACAAATATAGATGTATTAAGTGTAAAATTTCTTACGACGTCTTTTGGGACGATCATGTTGAGATTTATTATTCAGGAGTAGAAGACACTGACGAAGACATCAGTGACTTAACTGAATGCCACGAACCTGAGCATTGCCCATTCTGCGGATCTCACCTTCATGACGATATGGTTAGTGATTTTGATGAATAAATGCATTTTCCTCTTATTTTAAGGAAAGCTGGGGTATAATATCCCATTATTATTTGGTCTTCAAACCCTTATTCTACGGGGGTTCCAGAACAAAATGCACATTTTGTGAATTATTTTATTTACAAATGTGCCTTTTTATGGTATAATATAACTACAGAGAGGGACACCAACCAACCCGATCAACCACCACAAAATGTACAAATACACTTATACCGAACACCAGCAGAATCCCCCTTCACTTGGAGGCGATTGGGAATGCGGCACCGAGACCACGATCTGCTTCTCAAGAAGCCCAAAGAAGGCATGCAGCCTTAAGGGTATCGTTTCCCGCAAATTCGAGGGCGCTGACGGGTGTCCAATCATGAGCTCCGAAAAGCTCGAGTTTAACGGTAAGGTCATTTTCGATCGCACTCACTAATAACCAAAAACGACCATGATTCATATAGCCGAACTTTTTACCGCCATTCTCATCCTCGCCGCATCATTCATTACTTTGATCGCTTTCACGGCCTAACCACAACCAACTAATATATTATGACAATAAAACCAAATCGCACTCACTGCTACAGATTTACTGTAGAGATGGACAATGAAGAAGATATGAAATCTCTGGCCACGTTCAGAAAATCATTCTATGGGACTAACCAATATGTAAAATGTCAAGGCCGTTGGGGTGAGAATAACCCCAATTATAAAAGAAGCCACAACTTCCTAGGACATTCGAGATCGTTCTGCCCAGTTTCACTCGCCAAATATTGCGACGTTTATGTTTACTTTCGATAAGATATGAATTTAATAAGAATCACTCTTATGATGTTAGCCTGTACCGTCTGTTGGTACTGGTCAGTGAGATTAGTTTTAATAATTTTTTAAGATGAAACCAAACCTATTACAAAAACTATTAACCCAATTTCCTAACACTCAAAATGTTGAAATTCGTGGTGAGATTCAAAGTGTTCCAGAACTAACCGAGGAAAACTTTTGGACCTTAATTAAAAGCCACAACGAACTTGTTGAAAAGTTCAATTACGCCATTCACAACCTAAATGCAGAGTGCGAAGAACTAAGAAATAAACTAAATCAAAAATAAAAACCATTAATTATATTATGAAAAAAACAACCAGCGCTAAATTCGAAAAACTGAAAGCCAATATTGCTAAACTTGAACTTCAAAAGGGAGATAAAACTAACTTTGGCTCAGTTGTTAAAGTAGGCGAAACAGGAATCACTTTTAAGAATACATACTCACCAAAGACAAGAATCCTGTTTATCCAACGCAAGTTTGGAAGAAACGAATATGTATTGAATGACCTAATTAAACTTTAATTATGAAAGAAACAAATTACACTACAAACATTAAGGCCGGTGATTCTGTGATGGTTAACGGTATGCAAATTATCGTTAATGAGAATTGCGGAAACGGCTGCTTTTATGGAACAGATTGTGATGGCGATGAGATCGAATTCGCCACCGAAGAAATCTTAGCAGTTGTTCCAGATTAATATAATAATATGGAAAAGATAGAAGAGCTAAAACAAAAGTATATTTTTGACCGTTTGGAATGCCTTAAGTGGGATTCAAAATATTACAAATATAAAAACACAAAGCTATCATCAGAGCTTGAAAAGAGCGAAGCTAAGCTCGTTGATATTTTAAAAGAGATTCGTGAACTTGAAAGTCTCCGTGTTAGACCAAAGAAAAATAAATAAAACGGGGGTGTAAAAGAATTCGACGCTAGTTTCGGCTAACGGACCCGGGCGCGATACCCGGCACCTCCACCATTTAAAATAAAAAACCCGCTCTGAATTAAACCAGGGCGGGTGTTTTTCTAAATATATATATATCTTACTTAACGTTTGGCTCGTCTTTTTCTGTTGAGTATTCTGCTAAAAACTCTCTTAATTCATTAATGTCATTTGCGTTTAAGCTCATAAATGTTCTTCGGGCCGCACCAGATGTGCGGCTTTCACTAACCTTTTCAATCTCTAAACATTTACGAGTGCCTAACTTTGATTCCAATTCATCAGGGCCAATAAATTCAAGAAGCTTAAACGTGGAATTTGCATGTGTTCCTCCATCTTCCCATCCAGCCAATTCGGTTTTTTCAAGCAGAACCTTTGCTTCTTCTTTAATGGGTTTACCCTCAAGAATCGCCTTCGCGGCATCTTCAAGTTCTTTATTTTTGTTTGATAGATTCATATATTAAATTTTTTCTATTGAAGTAATGTTTGGATAGTTTGGTTTATTACTTAGAACTACTTTAACTTTATCTCCTGCTTTATACTTCTTACTAAGCTTTGGATCAAACCCAAATTCAGCTTTCATGCCGCTCTTGTTTTTCTTGTCATGACCTTTGAAAGTCATAACCCATGCTTTGCCAAACTTACCAGGCGATCTTTGAACTTGTGAAACGCTAGAAATTGTAAGATCCAATTCCTTTCCGAGATTCTTATTAAGAAAATCATCGTGAATAATTGCATTCTCACTCATAATTGCCTTTGCCGCTTCTTCAAGGCTGTTATTTCTATTTGATAAATTCATTATTTTCCAAAGTACTGGGTTTGTAGAATTTTACCAATTGCTTTGATAAGATCTTTACCGTCAGCATTAGCTTCCCAGTCTTTAATAGCATCTTTGTATGTGGAATGGTTCATGGCATCTTTTAAATATTCAACATCATTAGCAAGACCTTCAAACATCTTTGCAGCTTGGGTTTTTACCGTGCCTTTTAATTTTGCTTCATCAAGTTCAATGCTTTCAACAATTTTACCTTTACTTAAATCTAAGATGGTTGGATAACCAATTTCCTTTGAAGTGCTTCTGTTAAACTCTGCTGCATGTTGCCTCGCTTTCTCAAGGGTTGGCGCAGTATGATAAATCTGACCTTTGTTATTAAATATATAGAAATTGTTTTTTGATTTAGTTGTCTTGGCAGTATCAATCATTTTATCAAGACTTGCAGAGCCATTTCGAACTGCCTTCCAGTTTGATCCTCTAGTAGCACCGTAACCATATCCTTCAAGGATTCCCCTTGCAGCATCCTCTAATGCTTGACTTTTATTTGATAAGTTCATTTTAAAGAAATCTTCTTTAGATTTTTAATAAGAATTTCAAGATCACGCGCATTCAATTCAATATATTTTTTACCAATCGTGATTTGTACCATTTTACGATTTCCAATCTGACCATGCCCAAGCTCGGCGGGTCCAGTAAATTGTGTTAATTCGGCATATTCTTTACCACTTTTACCCGCGCTTGTCCAAGCTTTAATTTTAGTAGCTTCACTCAGCTCTTCGGTTTCAAGCTCCTCATAAGTTCCTTCAAGGATTCCCCTTGCAGCATCCTCTATCGTTTTACTTTTATTTGATAAGTTCATTGTGTTTTATTTTTTTAAATATGAAGACCATGAACTCCATTCTGGAGCATCGTTGGTATTTGAATATTGATTTGATTTTAATTTGTCTTGTTGATCTAATTGAGATTTTTTACCGTTGGTTACCATAAACGCGAATTTTTCTTTGGTATTAACAGCGAATAAACCGGCGGGTAATGAAACTAAAAAGGTTCCTTTTGGTAATTCAACATACCCTTGAGATGAGAATTGTAAACCATTGCTTGATTGGCCATCACGAAAACTCGCTGGTTTTTTATTATATTTTACTTCGGCACTTTTGGTTAATACAAACCCTGTTGCTTCTGAAATAAAGTGTTTAAATGAAATCATAATTTTAGTTGTATTGTTATTTATAAAAGTTAATCCTTTTCCAAATCCGCTTCACGTGTTTTCTTAGACATCTTAATAGCCCAATCGACACCAGCATCGCCACCCCAACCTAGCCAGGCCATATATCCATTATCTGTCCATGGGCGGTCTTTCTTTTCAGGGGAAATTTTAGAGTTTTTTCTATGCCTATTAAATGATGCCATTCTTTTTAATATATCATAAGAGATCTCATCTCCATCAGCAAGTTGGCGAGCTCTTACCCATCCAGTGCGAGTCATTGCTTTAACTTCATTAGGGTATTGCTCTTTCCATTTAATAGCTTTTTTCGCTGCGGCAACCGCACCAGCAGGAGGCTGAAACTTTCTTTCTTCCTCTTTAATAAAATCTTTAAACGGGATCATATTAATGTTATTTATAATGTTGTATATATAAATTAGAAAATGAAGAGTGATTGGACATATGAAGGTAAAGAGTTTACAACTGAGATGATCGAGGATTATGTTGGATTTGTTTACTTGGTAACTTTTGATGATGGAATGAAATACATCGGAAAAAAACGGTTTTGGAGTAAGGTGACTCGCCCTCCGTTAAAAGGAAAGAAAAGAAAGCGCAGATCTTTAAAGGAATCTGATTGGAAAACTTACTGTGGATCAAGTGAAGCTGTTAAAGAATTGATAGAAGAGAATGGCTTAGATTCTGTCAAACGAGAGATATTACACTTATGTAAAGGAGCAGGAGAACTCTCCTACATGGAAACAAAGGAACAATTTGATAGAGAAGTTTTATTACGCGAGGATTATCACAATGGCATTATCGGCTGTCGTATTCATCATTCTCATGTAAAGCGGCTTAAAAAACAATGAAATATAATGCAATAATAGTATTTACAAACCCTCAATTTTAGTATATAATATTAATAACAAAGTAAACAATATATGATAATTATCGACTTCTCAGCAATATCAATCGCATCAGTATTTTCTCAACCAGCAAATACTTTAGATGAATCCATGATTCGCCACTTTATTCTTAATTCATTAAGGATGTATAATGTAAAATACAGATCAGAATATGGCGAGATGGTTATCGCCTGCGACCATAAAAGTTGGCGCAAATCCGTTTATCCAGAATATAAAGCGTCTCGTAAAAAAACCCGAGAGAAAAGTAATATTGATTGGACAGAAGTTTTTGGTATGATTGATAAAGTAAAACAAGAGCTTATGGAGTTTTTCCCTTATCCTGTGGTTCATGTTAATGGTGCAGAAGCAGATGATATTATTGCTACACTTGTTGAAAGCACTCAGGAGTTTGGTAAACATGAAAAGGTAATGATTGTTAGTTCTGATAAAGACTTTATTCAATTGCAGAAATATTCAAATGTTAAACAGTTTAGCCCAGGCCAAAAGAAAGCAGTTACCGATCCTTCTCCTGCGATGTATTTGTTCGAGCATGTTCTTAGAGGCGACGCTGGTGACGGCGTTCCAAACGTTCTATCAAGCGATGATACTTTTGTTACAGCAAAACGCCAAACTCCTTTAAGTAAAGTTAAGATTAAAAAATGGCATGAAGAATCAAAGACTAAAGATCTAAAAGATGTCCTTGACGAAAATACATATAGGAATTACATACGTAACCAAACTATGATTGACCTATCAAAGATTCCCAGCGAAGTAGTGCAAGATATCCAAGCCGAGTATCAAAAAGAAGAAAACCAAAAAAATGATAATTCAAAGATACTGAATTATCTAATTCAAAATAGATGCAACCAGCTCGTAAATTGTGCTGATGAATTCTTTATAAAATAATATAACAACTATGAAAAACCAAACATCGAAAAAATTTGTAACGCGTTTACCGCATGAAACTCTTGAAAAAGTTCAGGCGTCCAATAATGTTAAAGATCGAGTAAAAATCCTACAAGAGGATGCTACCTTTGCTTTGAAGACAATTCTTCAAGTTAACTTTAGAGAGGATATTACTTTTGATTTTCCAGAAGGAGCACCTCCTTATAAGAAAGATGAAAGCAATGTCCCTGGGCAACAATATAGATCTATTGAAAAATCAATTTCATCATTAAAAAATCTAGTAGCACAAAATAAAGCAGTTCCTACTTTTAAAAAAGAAGCAGGCCTTATTAGATTGCTAGAATCAGTTCATCCAAAAGATGCAGAGATTCTAATTGCAATGAAAGATAAAGATCTTAAAAGTCTATATAAAGGTATTACTTTGTCAACCGTTCAAAAGGCATTTCCTAATTTAAAGTTAGTTGCAGAATAATATGACATATGAATATACATGTTTAAGCTGTGAAGAACGATGGGATGGCCGTTATCCTGTAGATGATAGAGATATACCTTTAAGTGAGCCTTGCCCAAAATGCGGAGTTGAAGGACAGGTTAAAAGAGTTCCAACCGCGGTTCGAGTTTCATATGAAGGTTTTCAAAGCCCTATTACAAGAGCTGGTGGAGAATGGAATGACGTGCTTAAATCTATTAAAAAGGGAGCAGGTAAAAAATCCACTATTGAAACTAAATAATGTCTCTACGATCTTTATTATCAAAACCAATTAGAGGGACTACTTTTAATCATTTACCTACTTCAATTGGTTATGATGATTTGATTTGCGAAACTAAAACATCTGGCAGAAAATATATAACTCCAGAAGGAACCGCATATCCAAGTATTACAACTGTTCTCGGTTCTTTAAGTAAAGAAGGAATCGAAGCTTGGAAGAAACGAGTGGGCGAAGAAGAAGCTAATCGAATTTGTCAACATGCATGCACTCGTGGAACAGCTATGCATGAAGCTATTGAGAGATATCTTAATAATGAAGAAGACTGGTTTACTCCAAATGAGATGCCAAACGTTAAAGCGCTGTTTAATGCGGTTCGCCCGATTCTTGATGAAAGAGTAACTAATATATATTTACAGGAAGGCGCTCTTTATTCTGATCATTTAAAACTTGCGGGCCGTGTTGATTGTATCGCTGAGTTTGATGGAAAGCTTTCAATCATTGATTTTAAAACCGCAAGACAAGCTAAGAAGAAAGAATATATTAGTAGTTACTTTATGCAAGCTTCTGCATATGCTATTATGTTTGAAGAAAGAACTGGTATACCAATAACACAAACAGTAATTCTAATGGCTGTTGATGATTCGCCCACACCAATCGTATTTAAAGAGAAACGCGATAACTATACAAAACAATTAATTGAAACTATACAAAACTACTATGACACAACCCGATAACAATAAAAGAAATGAAAGTGAACCATCATTAAAAGAAATAATATCGCCACGCCGTAACGATCCATTCGTTACTGACTATGGTACAATTTCTGATTTTTATATTTCATCTCAGATCGGTCCAGCTTCAGATTATATTGATTGGTTTCAAAGGATTCGTGCATCTCGTGAATCGGATATTCTTCGCTTCCATATTAATTGCACCGGTGGGGATTTATTTACAACCATTCAATTTATACAAGTTCTTTCAGAGACTAAAGCAACAGTTGTTATGTGTGTTGAAGGTTCGTGTATGTCAGCCGCAACTCTTCTATTTTTAATGGGAGACGAATTTACAGTATCTGATCATAGTGTATTTCTTTTCCATAACTACTCAGGTGGTGTTGTTGGAAAGGGCGCAGAAATTTATCATGGAGTAATGCATGAAAGAAAATGGACTGAAAAGCTATTACGTGAAGCTTATGAAAACTTTCTTACTGAGGAAGAAATTTCCCAACTTCTTGAAGATAAAGATATTTGGATGGATGCTCAAACCGTCGTTACCAGGTTAAAAGAAAAAGGAACAAAGAGTGATGATACACTAGTCAAGCCAAAAAAGAAAACGTCTAAAAAGAAAACCACTAAGAGAAAAACAATTAAAAAGAAATCATAATGAAACATACAAATATTAATAAACCAGATTACCACTTTAAACGGCGCTTAGCTTTTGGTATATTGGATGCAGTTGGCAAAGAAGAGTTAGATGAATTTCAAAAGGAGATTATGATTGATATTTCGGCTGAGTATGAATTTATTAAAAACAAAACTAGCAATTTATCAAAAATGCAACGCGATCAAATTGAACAAGCATATGTGGGTATTCAAAATACTTTAGCAAATCAAGAAGAAGACCAATTAAAAGAGGTGGAGGAAGAAGAGTAATGAAAACTTTAATATTAGCAACAAGTAAATTTTGCGGTCCTTGTAAACTTTTAAAAAGTGAGTTTGAAAAGAAAGGTATCGATATAGAATATAAAGATTCTATTGAAGATGTAAACTTTTTTATTGAAAATAAAATTAAAAGTGTGCCGACATTAGTGTTAATAAACGGTGATAAAATTATTGGAGCTGAAGCTATTATGAAAAGTTTGAAGGAACATTATATTTGATAAATAATATTATATCAAAGGTGACGTTGATATATTAATTCACTTATAATATAAATAATACTATGTCAACCAATATCGATTTGCATGCCGACAAAGGCAGCACTTTTTCTGTGGCCGTCAATGTTGAAAACAAAGACGGCTCTGCTTTTGATTGTACCGGCTACAATGTTAGAGGACAAGTTAGGAAAACTTATAAATCCGAATATGGAGTAAACCTTTCATGTGATTATATTGATCAAGCTGATGGTCTTATAGGTTTATCATTGACCTCAGAAGAAACCGCTGCTATGAAGGCCGGGCGGTATTATTATGATGCTGAGATTTTTAGTGACAGCGGCACAGTAATTAGAGTTTTAGAAGGTATCTTCGAAGTTAGCCCACGTGTTATTAGTGAGACTTCGGACTTGGGGCTGGGCGATAATACCGATCCAGTACCCGATTCGCATGCACTTAGGAGAGACAATCCTCATCAAGTTGCTCCCGATCAAATTGGACTAGGCAACGTAGATAATACAGCCGATGCAACCAAACCCGTATCTGGACCAACACAAGCTGCTTTAAATTTAAAAGCAGATCAATTAACTACATATACTAAAACAGAAGTTGATACAAAAGTTACTAATTTAATTGATTCCGCGCCCGGTGCATTAAATACTCTTAATGAATTGGCTGAGGCTCTTGGCGATGACGAGAATTTTGCATCTACTGTCAACTCGGCTATTGCTAGTAATTCAAGTGGAATAACAGCTTTAAACAGTCATGCCTTAAGTAAAACCAATCCGCATGATGTTTCTTTAGAACAGTTAACTGATGTTGATTTTCTTTCAAATCCGCCGGCGCAGGGCCAAGGTATTCTCTATGATACAGATTCTCAAACATGGGTAGCTGCAGATATTGAGGGTGGTACAGGAACAGGTGGCCCAGTAGAATTAACTGACCAAACTCATTCTATATATGTTTCTAAGACTGGTAATAATATTAACCAGGGTTTAAATATTGATGATGCAAAATTAACAATAACCAGTGCTGTGAATGCAGCGCAAACTTTAATAGCTGAACCAGGGTTTGTAGGAAGTGTAAGAATTGATGTTTTAGATGGTGGCAGATACTTTGAAGGAAATGTAAACATTTCAGATAACATTCACGTGTTTGCGCCAACATCAACATTTATTGGAAACCTTACTATTGGTAATAATTCATCCTGTGTTATTGATACTCATTATGCCGACACAAACACACCTGGCTCCACTTTAGTTAATTTTGTTAATGCAACAAATTCTTACTATACTGCTAATACTTTAGATATGCGAGGTGAAGCCGGTTCACAAACCGGTGGCATTGGTATTAGGTCTGAACAGAGTATTAACAGGTGTAAAGTAAATATTGGCGAGATTTATATTCCAACTGACGCAAAAGGATATCAAAGTGATGAAGACGGTAATTTAACTTTCGGCAGAGTAAATCTTACAGGCGATAACTCATTCGCGTTTTACTTATTTGGCGTAGATGGAAATGCAAAAACTGATATAACATGCGGGGAAATTATTGCATCTCCAATAGGCAGTAATACTATGGCCGTTTACTGTAATACTGATAATTCAAAAACAACTTTAATATGTGGCCAGATAGATGTAGCTAAAGTTTATTCTATACCAAAGGCAACAGCTGAACTTTATATAATTTGCCCTAAAATTAGTGGTGATAGAACTCAAAATATTATTGGAGTTGTAAAAGAAATTTCAGATATTACTTTTGATTTAAAAGCAGATCAAACCGCGTTGACCGCACACGTTTCTGATGCAACCAATCCTCATAGCGTAACTGCTACTCAAGTTGGTTTAGGCAACGTAGATAATACATCTGATGCAACCAAACCCGTATCTGGACCAACTCAAAATGTTTTAAGTTTAAAGGCAAATTTATCTGATTTATCTAATCACATTAATGATTTAACCAATCCTCATAGCGTAACTGCTGCTCAAGTTGGACTTGGTAACGTAGATAATACATCTGATATTAATAAACCAGTTAGTACAGCAACACAAACTGCTTTAAATTCAAAGGCCAATTCATCTGATTTAACAACTCACATTAATGATTTAACCAATCCTCATAGCGTAACTGCTACTCAAGTTGGACTTGGTAACGTAGATAATACATCTGATGCAACCAAACCCGTATCTGGACCAACTCAAACTGCTTTAAATTTAAAGGCCAATTCATCTGATTTAACAACTCACATTAATGATTTAACTAATCCTCATAGCGTAACTGCTGCTCAAGTTGGTTTAGGAAATGTTAATAATACATCTGATATTAATAAACCAGTTAGTACAGCAACACAAACTGCTTTAAATTTAAAAGCAGATCAATTAACTACATATACTAAAACAGAAGTTGATGCTGCTATAGGTGATGGGGGTGGAGGTGATTTAACCGCTGATGTTACATCTGATGTTAATGTTGGAAGTATTTCAACGGCTGATGTTGTTACAAGCGGCACGACTTTGCAAGAGTTTGTAGAGCAGTTATTGAAACAAACATATTTTCCAACTTTCGTAAACCCCTCTGCATCCCTTACTGATAATCTAGCCTCATCAGTAGAAGCTGGTACAACGGGAATTAATCTATCGGCCGGCTTTAATGCAGGCGCAATTAACGGAGCTCTCACTGATAATATTTGGGATCCAGGCCTAAAGCAAGCAAACAGAGCCGGGGCAGCAAACTCATACGAATTTAGTGGAACTTCTATAATTACAACAACACAGGGCGGATCTACTTTAAGTCAACCCGCTGTTGTAATTACAGATGGTGCTAATACTTTTAATGTTTCTATTGATTACGCAGAAGGCCCGCAACCACTTGACAGCGTGGGCAGCAATTATTTAAGCCCACTGCCAGCTGGAAGCGTGGTGAAGTCGCTAACTGTAAATGGAAGACGAAGAGCTTTTTATGGAACTAACCTCAGTGATAATACTAGTGCTGGTATAAGAGCTTTATCTAATAGTGTTTTAAACCCAGGGAATGGCTCGTCTTTCACAATTAACATTCCTGCTGGTGCAGTAAGTGTTAATTTCTCTTACCCAAATACTCTTCGAAATGTTACTAGTGTTCTTTATGCAGAAGGTCTTAATGCAGATGTTAAGGGATCTTTTGGATCACCCACTCTGGTTGATGTAGAAGGAGCCAATGGATTTAGTGCCATATCTTATAAAGTATATTCATTCACACCACCTTCACCATTTGAAGCTAGCGCAACTTACACCGTAACAATTTAATATAAATAGCAATATGGCATCCATAGAATTTCCTCTTTCATTCACACGACAATTTGTCGGGCCACTTGATACATCATCAGTATATGATTCATTAATAGATCTTCAAGACTATGTTAATAATAATCCTATTGCATATCTTGGTCAAGTTCTTAGTATAGCCAGTGGTGATGACGCTGGCATTTACATCGTTGGTGATGATGGTGCTGGCGGTTTTAATGTTGAAAAATATAGTAACGAAACAGATCTTAGTTCTAAAGCTAATTCATCTGATTTAACAACTCACATTAATGATGCAACAAATCCTCATAGCGTAACTGCTACTCAAGTTGGTTTAGGTAGCGTAGAAAATACCGCTTTATCAACCTGGCCTGGAAGCGGTGCAATTACTACAGTGGGAACACTTGGTAGTTTAACTGTATCTGGCCAAACTACATTTACTAACAATTTCCCGTTCTTACCTTCTGGTCCTCCAACAGACTCAAATCATGCAGTACCTAAAAGTTACGTTGATACTTTATCAGAGGGTTTACATACACACGATCAAGTTCATGCTTTAGCGCTCAGTGAATTAAGCGGTTTAATTGATGGAAATGCTGGGCCTTCTACAGTGAGTTATGATAATGGAACCAATGGCGTTGGTGCCACACTTACTATTGTTTCTGCCGGTGAATTTAACTTTTTATCACCAATCGTATGGGACAATGACCCTGATATTTTACTTACAAATAGAGTATTGGTTATTAATCAGGGAAATACTTTTGAGAATGGAATATATGAGATAACATCATCCACCGTTTTAACTAGAGCGAGTGACTTTGATACCCCAGCAGAAATGGCAGGTGGTGATTTTGTATTTGTTACTCACGGCGATACTTACAATAATACTGGGTGGGTTCTTTCTGAACCTGTTAATACAGTTGGAACTGACGAAGTTCACTTCATTCAATTCTCTGGTGCGGGTTCATTTATTGGCGGGCATGGTATTACAATCAATGGTAACGAAGTTTCTATTCCAAAGAACGAATTAATAGAACTTCAAGATCTAACTATATCCGGTGATTTTAAATTAATAAGCGATCCATTACCACAGGCAAATTATATATTAACAACTGATGCCGCTGGTATTGGTACATGGCAAGAACCGTTTCAATCGACTCTTAATTCAGTCACAACAAACGGAGCAACTACCCTCAACGATATTAGTGTAGGCAGGATTGTAACATTACATCCAACTAATCCAGTCAACAACAACATAGCCTCTGGTAATAGCAGTGCGTCTATTGGAGGAGTTGCAAATGTAGTAAGCGGGAATGGCTCAGTCAGTTATGGAGGTATCGGCCAAGAAGTTAAAGGGCTAGAGTCTTCGGCAATAGGTGGAATAAACACAATTCTAAACACTAGATACACCTCTGCTATTGGAGGAACTGGCAGTGTGGTTGGTTTAGGAACGTCGCCAATAGATGATATAGATGCACAAAATTCGATTGCATTAGGGGGCAACGGTAATATAATTGAATCCGCACAAGCAGCGGCAACAGTAGGTGGAGACACAAATAGGATTTTAACAACTCATCACAGATCCGTTATTTTAGGAGGTCAAAACATTATAACAGATGCCGCGGATACTGCATACGTTCCCAATTTAAATGTCGGCGCAGGATTCAAAATGCCAACAGGCGCAATTGATACCTACGTGCTGACCACTGATGCAACTGGTGTAGGCACATGGCAAGAAGCGGCGGGAGGCGCTGTATCGGATTTAGAGTATTCAGGTGATTGGGATAGTGCTACGAACCCCGCTTCTGCTACTACGGCACCAAGTAAAAATGCTGTATATGATAAGATTGAATTATTAGTAGCTGCTAGCACAGGTACAACAGATTTAAGTATTGGTAATGTAACTGCGTCTTCTTTAGATATACAATCTAACACAGGAAACAATGCGACAATTCCAGCAGCAACAACAGTATCTGCTGGATTATTAACAAACGCTCAATTTGATAAGTTGTCCAGCATTACTGTAACAAGTGCGATTAACCTTGATACCTTAACATCTAACATACAATCAAATTTATCCTATACATCAAGTGCAACAAACGGAGTTGTAACAAATAGTGATGGAAGCGGTTTTATAATTCCTGCGGCAACAGCAGTAGCTGGCACTAACATCGCTGGATTATTAACTCCAACTCAATTTGATAAATTAGATTTAATTAGTATTGTTACTGATCCGGTTGATCTTAATGCTTTATCGAGCGATCTTAATACTTTATCGGGTGATCTTACTACTTTATCAACCGGCGTTTCAACAATTGCGGGGCGGGTTGATAATTTAGAAATAAACGTTAGTGCAATAACATCTAACGTATCGACAGATTTAGGTATTGGTACTCATAATGATATATCTTTACATATAACAAGCAGCGATGGAGAAAATGCGATACTTCCTTTAGCAACAGCGTCAACTGACACTAACCTCGCTGGATTATTAAGCCCAACTCAATTTGATAAGTTGGACAACATTACAGTTGCATCGCCCGTTAATCTTGATACCTTATCATCCACAGTTGGCGGAATAACATCTAACATACAATCAAATTTATCCTATACATCAAGTGCAATACAAGGCGTTATAGCAAATAGTGATGGAAGTGGTTTTATAATTCCTGCAGCGGATACCAACCTTGCTGGATTATTAACGAACGCTCAATTTGATAAGTTGGACAACATTACTGTAACAAGTCCGATTAATCTTAATACCTTATCATCCACCGTTGATGGAATAACATCTAACATACAATCAAATTTATCCTATACATCAAGTGCAATAGACGGAGTTATAGCAAATAGTGATGGAAGTGGTTTTATAATTCCTTTAGCAACAGCAGTGGAGGATACCAACATTGCTGGATTATTAAGCCCAACTCAATTTAATAAATTAAATTTAATTAGTATTGTTACTGATTCGGTTGATCTTAATGCTTTATCAACCACCGTTGATGGAATAACATCTAACGTATCGACAGATTTAGGTATTGGTACTCATAATGCAACATCTTTACATATAACAAGCAGCGATGGAGACAACGCAATACTTCCTTTAGCAACGGCGTCAACTGACACTAACCTTGCTGGATTATTAAGCCCAACTCAATTTGATAAATTAGATTTAATTAGTGTAACAAACACAATTGACCTTGATAACATTGTTGGGTCTGGTGACATAACAACAGATGATGCATGGGTAGCTGCTGGAGACTTGATTGTTGGCTCTGGAACAAACACGGCATCAATATTACCCAAATCAGATAACAATTTTCTACATACGACAGCAGCAGGAGTTGTGCAATGGAAGTCGGCTATAGATGGAATTTCTAAGAATGGCACAGGTGCATTTAATAGCCGTAGAACTATTAATCTCATAGAGGGAACTAACATAACCCTAACGTTTGTCGATGATCCTTTGGGCAAGGTAGATGTTACTATAGATGCCGCTGGTGGTGGAGGAGTTACAGATTTAGGTATTGGTACTCGTAATGATATATCATTACAGATAACGAGTAGCGATGGAGAAAATGCGACAATTCCTTTAGCAACGGCGTCAACTGATACTAACCTTGCTGGATTATTAAGCCCAACGCAATTTGATAAGTTGGACAACATTACTGTAACAGGTCCGATTGACCTTGACAATCTCCCAACCGGTAGCGGTGATATGTTAAAGGCTGATTATGACCCAAATAATACAGCTCAAGATATCTATGATATTCGGTGGATGGTAGAGCACACAGACCCCTTGGCAACACCCAATAGAATTTTTACTAAATTAGAAAGAGACAAAGTTAATAATCTTTGGGTTGGAATTAATGAATTGGCCGCCAACGTAGCGCCAGTTGTTACTAATGACTCATCCCAAGGTTATTCGGTTGGTTCACTTTGGATAGACATCACTTCTGGAGAAGTATATAGGTGCGTTGATAATACCGTTGGAGCCGCGGTATGGGCCGAAACTTCACTATCAGGGCTAGCGCCAGTTGCTACTAGTGGCAGTGCTACTGACTTAACTACTGGAACTCTTTCAATCCTTAGGATTGGTGATGAATCAATAACAAGCGGTAAGCTAGAAAGTACTATTACTACTTCGTTAGGAAAAGCCGATACCGCATTACAACCGGTGGATGTTGGAATTAGCGTCCAAGGGTGGTCTTCGGTATTATCTGCAACCACAGCTAGTTTCTTAGTAGCAGATAAAGATAAACTTGACAACATTATATTTGATGATCCTCGGGATCCTGATATTCCAATTAACCTTGATACATTATTAAGTAACGTTACAACGAACAACAGTAAAGTATCTGCTGATGGTAGTGTAACAACGCATTCTGATATTAACGATGCGGGTTCTGGTAGTATCATTACTTTAAATGAAAGAGAGAAACTTTCATTAATCGCGTTTAATGCGGGACAAACTGCTCCTGATGATACTATAAATTTAACTGATTTAGCATCAGCCGTTGCTGTTAATACGACAAAAGTATCTAACATACAATCAAATTTATCCTATACATCAAGTGCAATACAAGGCGTTATAGTTAATTCTGATGGAAACGATGCTGTAATTCCTTTAGCAACAGCGTCAACTGGCACTAACATCGCTGGATTATTAACTCCAACTCAATTTGATAAATTAGGTAACATTACAATAAATCAGGCCGTTGATCTAGACGATCTAGAGACTAGGGTTAATAATATCGATGCTTCCGTTGTTCTAAAAGGAATTTGGGATCCTAATAGTGGAAGTTTCCCAGCAAGTACCTTAGCAGGATTTAGTTACATCGTTGAAGCTGATGGAACAGTTGATAATATAACATTCAATGTTAATGACAGACTTATAGCATTAGTTGATGCTGCTTCAACTACTACTTATAGTCCTGATTGGTATAAAGCTGACTATACAGACCAAGTTTTATCGGTTAATGGTTTTACTGGAACCGTTGTTTTAAATACAGATAATATAAGTGCAGCCGGCACCAATAAGTATGTAACTGCTGATGATGTTACTAAGTTGTCCAGCATTACTGTAACAAGTGCGATTAACCTTGATACCTTATTAAGTAACGTTACAACGAACAATAGTAAAGTATCTAACGTATCGACAGATTTATCCTATACATCAAGTGCAATACAAGGCGTTATAGTTAGTTCTGATGGAAACAATGCTATAATTCCTACGGCGGATACCAACATTGCTGGATTATTAAGCCCAGCTCAATTTGATAAGTTGGGTAACATTACAGTTACATCGCCAGTTAATCTTAACGATGTAATAGCAGCCCAAATAATTAACAATTCAAAGGAAGGAAACGCTACACACACTGGAGAAGTTACTGGCAATCTTGATCTGACGCTGCAGCCTTCGGCGATAAGTAATAGAGGCACCGTGACTGCATTAGCTGATAATGACTTTATTTTGATTGGTGATACAGATGATAATGCCAGTCTTAAGAAAACGACCGCTCAATCTATTGCAGATTTGGCAACTCAAACTCCTGGTTTAAATACAGATGTTCAAACTATAACTTCTAGTGCAAATGCTGTTTCCTTTGATACTTCTAACGGGTGTAATGCTAGAATTATATTAACAGAAGATGTTTTATCGCTAGCAATAACTAAAGGCGGCGGAGCTTTAGATAATGGAGATACTGGAATTATATTCATAAAGCAAAATGACCCAGGTGGCCACACATTTGCAGTTTCCACTCCTTCTACAATTAGAGTATATTCTGGTGACTTGGCCAAGATCCCAGATATAACGATAAATAGTGTTGGCTCGGCTACTATCGGGTATGCATTTGATAGCGGCGAATTACATTTATATGTAAGTGAAACAACTTAAAATAAAAATAATGAAAAAATATAGATTAATAAAAAAATCTCCTTTAGAACTTTATAATAGAAACCTTGGTGGGTTCCCTTGGACATTAACAAGAAATACATCACCGCCTGAGACATTAGATGGATTTAAATATGTTGAAGAATTACCATACCCAGGAAATAATCTACTGGCTGAAGGAAAGGTTTGGGTAAGAGAATTAACAGAAGACGCTTACATATGGGTTCAAGCCGATGAACCAACGCTTGATGTAGATAACCGAACCGTTGAAGCTTGGAGAATTAGAGCTATAGCTAAAACTACTCCATTTTTAGATGAAATGCTAATTGATAAAATCAACAAAGAAATCTCTCTCATACAAGATCCATTAAATAAAGCCGTGGCCGAAGAAGTATTTTTCGGGGGAAATACGATAGACAGAGAATCTACATTATTAAATACTATGGCAAATAGTATTGGGTTAACGAGCAGTCAAATTGATGACCTGTTTATACAGGCTATAAATATAACTGTATAAATTAACTATGAGTGTAAATTTTCCATTAGAATTAATTGGAGTAGGTGACGCCCCGTCTTCATCTGCTGAGACGGTAATAAGAAGAATAGATATTGGTACTAAGTTCGCTGAACTCCCCATTACCGTTGATGGTCTAGGGAACACTATAACTAACCCGCAGGAATATTGGTATAGATGCGGTGGTGGCTCTACTCAAACGGGCAATAGTATATGGTATGTTAATACAGGGGGCTCGCAAGTTTATGAAGGCAAAACCACTGCGTTCACTCCTGGTAATATACCTAGTTATGTTCCAGCCGTGGTCCAACAAACCGAGAGATATAGACAATCCGGTACCAACCTTGAATATACAATTCCAAACCTTGCATCAGAATCGCCCCTGCCTAGTGGAACATATAGAGTGAATCTTATTTTTAGTGATAACTATAGAAACTTTAGAGTTGTAAATATTTTTATTAATAATATTTTTGTAGGTGAGCTTAGAGAGGAAAGCACCGATGGAACGACATTTGTAGGTGAATTTCAATCATATGATGTTGAAGTATCAACTGGTGTCATAGAGATACGGTTTGAAAAAGTGCAAGAAAACCCCAAAATCCATGGAATTGAAATCATAAAGTTAGGTACTACTGATGAGACTGCTTTTGTTACAATAGGAAATATTAATAACACTAATGATAATACCGGCTTCGGTTCAGTTCCATATGTATATGAAATTGCAAAATATGAAACGTTTAGAAGAAAGATAGATGATTATAATGCAGATCCTGTAAATGTAAATAGACAAATAACTGCAGGCGATCCTAGATTTACAGATGATCTGCATCCTGCATATAGTGTATTTGGAAACAGAGCTTTTCGCTTTGTTAACTGGTTAAATGAAAGAGAAGGCTACCAGCCAGCATATAAAATTTTAGGTGGCGGTTCAAATGATCCTATTTCTCTTTGGAGTAGTGCTGAAGCGTGGCAACTCGGTGGTGAAAACAGATTTAGACATAAGGCCGCAAAATATTTCTTACCATCTTATAATGAATGGTATAAAGCAGCTTATTATGATCCTATTAATACTGTTTATTACGATTATGCAACTGGAAGTGACACTCCTCCAATTTCTACACCTGGTGGTAAAGTTGAAGGAACCGCGGTGTATAATCAAGACATCAATACTGGTCTTGCGGTTGTAACTAATGCGGGTGGGGAAAGTCCTTATGGTATAGTTGGAGGAAACGGCAATGTTAGTGAGTTTTTAGAAACGGCGGTAGGGCTGGTTAATGATGACCCTTTGGAAAATAGAATATCTGTTGGTGGTACTTATTCTGATACTACTATTCAACCAGCTACGGCGACTCCTCCTGGAGCTTCAACCACTTTATTTACCGTTGATGATGCTATTACATTTAGACTCGCTCGTAATCCTAATGCATTTTTCTATACATCATATTTTGAAGAGTTCGTACCTATTAACAATCCTGGTAACGATGCAGATACTGTAAATGGTGGTTATGGTGATGTTAGTTATACATATCAAATTGCAAAATATAGTGTTGCTGAAGAACAGATCGCTGCTTACAATACAGCCAACCCTTCATTACAAATATCAATAGATTCTCGTGGTGAAAGTAAACCAGCTACAAGTGTATCGTGGAATGAAGCTGCTCGTTATATTAATTGGCTTAATATAAGAGAAGGGTTTCAACCCGCTTATAAATTTACTACAAACGGAGTTAATGATAACATTACTCTTTGGAGTAGTGCTGAAGCTTGGCAAACCGACGGCGAGAATCTTTATCGCCATAAAGATGCAAAATACTTCTTACCTTCAGAAGATGAGTGGTATAAGGCAGCTTATTATGATAGTCAAGCAGATGTTTATTACACTTATCCAACAGGAAGCGATACTACTCCAGTAAAAACAGCTGGTAGTACAATAACAGGAGAGGCTGTTTATGACGGTCAAAGTGGTCCTGCTGATGTTAATAATGCTGGTGGTCTTAGTCCTTATGGAACGATGGGTCAAGGAGGTAATACATATGAATGGACTGAAAATGCCCTTGATGGTACAAATGATTCTACTACTGAGTTGCGGGGGTTCCGCGGCGGCAGCTGGTTCAGCGGCTCCAGCGGCTTGCAGTCGTCCTCCCGCGACGGCGACTTCCCGTTCGGCGGGGACATCGCCCTCGGTTTTCGTGTCGCCTGTAACGTGAATGCTAATCCTATATCAGCCTCGCTCATCACCATTGGCGATGCTAGTAATAATCCCGATGGTGCCACCCCCTTTGG